ATGAATTTTGAAACGATAAGGAGTGTTTTTATGGGTATTTTAAGTGGAAATCCAACTGATGAACCGATGCATTATGGTGAAGTTTTTGGTGCATGGTCATTTCTTACAACTGCTAAAGGAATGGTTGCGAGTTATCAAACACAGTTGAATCATGCTGGTGATGGAGACTTGCAAAAATTACTTGAAGAAGCCATACAGGGAGGACAGCAAGAAATTAAACAAATTGAAGCTCTATTAAAACAAAATGGTATCGGTTTACAGCCAACTCCTCCTGAACGGCCTAAAGCATGTTTAGATGATATTCCAACGGGGGCTCGTTTTCAAAACCCAGAAATATCTGCTTCTTTGTCTAAAGACATCGCTGCAGGATTAGTTTCATGTAGTCAGATTATGGGGCAATCAATTCGAGAAGATATAGCTATGATGTTCGGGCAATTTCATGTTCAAAAAGCAGCACTTGGAGCAAAGGTTCTTCGTCTTAATAAAGAAAAAGGATGGTTGATCCCGCCACCATTACACCTTAGTAAAGCTGAAGATTGTTAAGCCTTCTAATTTATAAAGGAACAATGGATCAATCCACTGTTCCTTTTAGTTTAAGTCTATAATATAAATTTATAAAAGCCTCTGCCATAAGATCGTAATTAGGCTCATTTTTGAAACTTAAAATGCAATTTGGACTGCTTTCTCTTTCGAGTTCATATCTTACTCCAGGAACATATTTCAATAAGCACCACCACCCCTTTTCAAAAGGGTATGTGATTCGAAACTTGTCTTATTACCATGCTGTTTTATAAGCTCATCACAGAGCTTGTTTAAGTAATATGTATAATTGACTTTCTTCTTCATCCATCTGACTTCAGTTCCAATCTCTTCACAGATGTTGATCGGAATACTTGATTTATTAACTTTATTCTCGTATGTATGTTCTAACTGATTTTCAGCTATATGTTTATATGTAAGGAATTCATCAATGTGTACGAAATACACTTTATTTTCTGGTTCCCTGAATTGAAACAAAAAACCAGGGATTATGTATGGGTATTTGGCTGCTTCAGTAAGATATTTGATTTGCTGAGGCTTTATAATTTTCTCGCTGAACGAGAATGACTTATTCTTTGTCGACTTCATCTCAACAGGGAACAAGTACCCTTTATAATGAATGAAACAATCGTATTTATTTTTGGATACTGCAGTCCCTCTCTTTAAAAACATTGGATTAACATCTTTAATTCTGTAAAAGAATATACTCTGATCTTTTGCTGATTTTTCAACATTCGCTTCAAATACTTTCCCTTCATTGGTTGCTGCCAATTAATCACTCTCCGATTAAGTTCTTTTAATTCGTCTTTTTGTTTAGTCCATTCTTTTTCATGGCCAACCTACATTGATACATTAGCTCCTCATTGTCATTTGCAAGGTTAATTAGGTTTCTGTTGGCTCTTGGATAATCATTGTCCGCTATAGCTTCTTTCACGGTATCTAGTTTTCTCTGAATCTTGCTTAAAAGCGATTCAAGTTGATTGCTTTCCTCCAAGTGAAACCTCCTTTAGTTCATTTCGGACTCTCATTAGAATTTTTCCAAGCTTGTTTTCTCCAATCCCGTTACAAACTCCCCAATCTCTGTCTCCCCAAGTGTTTCCTTCAATTAAAATTGATTCCCCAGTTTGTAAAAGCCGATTCTTGAGTTGATCATTTTGTTCAAATTTAGCTTTCACGATCTCATACATAAACGTTTCTTTGACTTCTTCCCAATCCGGCCTCAGTTTAACTCTACGCCCTTTCCTTTTTGCTAGATTAGGAGGCAAATCTGAAAACTCCAAGTGAATTGATTTGTCTGTCACTTTCATTGCTTGAAAAGCTGCTTCATTATTTTGATATGTGATTCCTTGGTACATTACTGGTGCTGAATAGAAATTGCTTAAGAAATAATACTTACCTTTAAAATCATCAATTACATCCATCACTTATACTCCTTTTAATTATCTTTTGAAAGACCGATTTTATTTCTTCTTAAAATACTCTTCATAATCCTCTGTTGCAGCCGCAATATTGTTAATTTTCAAATCATTACCCCACTCAAATTCTTCGGATTCTTTAACATCTGAAACATGAACAAGTGACCACCTGAATGTTGGCGATTCTTCAATTTTTTCTTTAAGATCATCAACACTGTAAAATTCATTAGACATATCTGTAATATAAAATTCTGCTTTATAAACTTTCGCCATTTTATTCACCTCGAAATAAATTATTCTTTACCACACACTAATGTCTGTGATGTCTTTTTGGGTTTTACATTTTGAGCAAATCACCTCTACTCTTGTACCAATACTTGCACCTGTTAAAAGAAAAGATGTGTTACCTTTACATTTTTTCCAATGTTCTTCCCTAAAAGCATCCGCTTCCTCCCTTTCTTTTTCAGATAATGTATGAAGGCTGTTAATTCTAAGATTCTCGTTTTCTTTTAACAATTTAGAGATTTCTTCATCTTTTTTGAAGTTTCTCAGCTTTTCTGCAAATGAATCTCTTTCACCAATCAAATTGTCGATGAAAGTACTTAACTCATCCATCAACTTATTCTTCTCCTTATTTTCTATCCATTTGAGAATCATTCCACCACTCCCGTCTTATTTTGAATTAAGCAGATTATCGATCATTCTCCTTATTAATCTCATTGAAATAGCCCTCCCCAAATCACGCCTGCAGCTATAGCAGCTATAAAGACAGAAACAAATTTCATTATTATGAAGAACTTGATATGCTTTGTTTCATCTTCAGTTAAGTTCAAATCTGATAAGGCGAATAAACCAAACATAATCAACAATATCCAAGCTGTGACGGTCAATACTTTTCCACCTTTCTAAATGAAATCAACATTTTATATAGTGTGAATCCAATATCACCATCATCTTCATGAAACATATCGCAAGTCAATTTATTCCCATCTTCCTCGTTTACTTCGACCGTCATGTTTTCAAAATTTTGCTTACCAACTTGGACTGACACAGTACCATATCGTGTATGATATTTAAACATCCCCATTCCACCTCTTCTTAATAAAATTAGAATTTCATTCAATCAAATTTAAATCTCAAAAGTTTTGATTTCAAACGTTTTATAGGTATCCGCTTCCTCACTTACACTAGGATACTTATCATAGTCATATGGGTAGCCTATACAGTTCATATGAAAGCTTGTTCCCTCTTTGGCAAACTCAGTTTGTAAATGTTCATGCCCACAAATCCAATGTTTAGCGTTAATGAATGGTACATCGACCATATAACAACTGTTAGGCTCAAATGGAGAATAAGGATTGTGAACAGGTGGGACGTGAGAAACAAATACATCGACATGAGTGTTTTCGAGCGTTTCATACCAATCCATTGAATCTTTCCACATTGCTCTTACCCCATCTTCTTTACTGTAACCATTAATGCTAATGTAATTTGAGTCATTAGAGACTCCTTTGAAGAAATCCCATCCTTCAATTCCTTTTGGCAAATACCACATAGCATCTCCTGCAAAAACTTTTCCTTTGTATGTATCCGTTGATTTGATTAAAGGTGTCACATTTTTTATGTCAGCAGCCTTTTTAATTAGATCATTCAACCTTCCTAATGAATCTAAGTACTTTCTTTTTTGGTTTTTGCTGATTAAGTAAAGATCATGATTGCCATACGTAAAGTAAACCTTCTCGTACTGTTTTGCTGCTTCATCTAAAACCCAAATGGCTTGTTGATTCCATTCAGTAAAATCACCAGCAATGATTAGCACCTCTCCATTGCCGTTTGAAATTAGCCTCTTAACGATCTCCCTCGTTCGCTTCTCCCATTTGAGCTGGTTATTACTCCAAGGAATCCAATGATTGATATGGAGATCTGATACATAGTCAATTTTCATTTTATCCTCCTTTCTTTGCTTAAACTGTCTCCTTCTTCTTCGCTAAGTTTAACCTCATTTCATAGTAATCAGCTTCAGTGGTTTCATGTAAGTAATCCAAGTGCTGTTCTTCATGAGACTCAATCCAGAATTCTTCATTATAATAATTGATTTCAATTCGTCCTCTAAAATTATGAAAGAATCTGACCACCATGGTTAAATTTTGACGAGTGATTACTTTGTTCAAATTATGGTTTTCCACAAATTTCAAGAACGCTTTATTAGGCTTTGACCTTTTCTTGAACTCATAATATGCTTTGTCTCCTGTGCATACAGGATGCTTTTTTAAATCATTTTCTTCGACTTCATTTTTGAATTTGCTCTCGATAAACAGAACAGGTTCAGAGCTCCTGCTATAAGCAACCTTATTGTAGGCATCTTCTATTCCAATAGCCTGACTTATTTCTTCGTTCATTTCCTTAAGAAAATTCCCTTTGATATAAAAAACGTATTCAAGATCGCTATGTAAGTCAGAATTTTTATCAACCTTATAATATTTAGTCATTAGACCCCTTCTTTCATAAAGTGTGAATAAAACAGTTTCAAATTGAAATAATAACCGTGCGTAATACCATTACATATTCAACAGGAGATGATTTGTATGGCACGTAATAACAACAATAATGAATTAGTTGTACCAAATGCTCAGGCAGCTATTGAACAAATGAAGCTTGAAATAGCTCAAGAGTTTGGTGTTCAATTAGGTGCTGAGACTACTTCAAGAGCAAATGGTTCAGTAGGTGGAGAAATCACTAAACGTCTTGTCCAAATGGCTCAACAGCAAATGGGCGGTCAGTTTCATTAATTCTTTGAGGGGACAATTCCCCTCTACATTCTTTTAATTGATTTAGGATAGTAATACCAATCATAAAAGCACATTGCCTTGATCTCTAAAGAAATCTTTAAGTCTGTAAATTGCAAATCATATAAAACACATGGAGTTGTATCTTCATCTAGATAAACAGACTTCAAACAATTCAGTACAGTTTTTCCACAAGAATTTTTATCAAAAATGCTGTCTTCTAAAATTTCGTCTAATACTATATATTTCAAATCATTTAAATTTCTGCTTGCACCTATGTTTTCTGTTGTAGATAAATTGTGTATATAATCAGTTATATAGTCTCTGATTAGAGAACAGCTCATTTTCATATTCCTTTCTAAATAAAATACAGATTTCATATAGAATCAATTATGTCAATGGATAGAGATTATCACTTAGACCTAAAGTTAATAACACCGAACGCCTATATCGTCTAGTACCGCAAAGGGCGCCGTTTTAGCCGCTTCTAACGCGTGATAATAACGGGCGGCCGCTGGCTCTGCTACTGAGTCCGGAACGCGTGGCCGGTTGAAATCGTTATAGTCGTTCTGCCATTCGTTCACATCAAGGAAATAGGCCGGTCGCTGCAATGGTTGCTGCCCGCGCCGTAACGATCCGCTGTAATGGGCGCGCAGCCATTCGTTAAGGAGCGCCGCCGCTGTCGTCGTCTTTCCGGTGCCGGAGTTCGCGCTGAAGAGATACAACGACTTGATACGGTCAGCCGGTTCGATATAGCCTTCCGTTTGCTCAAACTGACGCTCGAACGTCTTGACGTAGTTTTCAACCGATTTATATATCGCTGGCTGATCCGCTCTGGCTGGCGAATTGGCAAGCGTTGTCAGTCGATATTCTCGCGGTAAGCCTGCCGCCGCTGACCGCCCGCCGTTTCCTGTCGCGCCGTGTAGTGCGATGAAGTGCGGGCATCGGCGGTTACAGGCGGACGTGCCGGCCGCTTTGCATCCGTTAGCCAGGACGCAGTTTCTTTCGTTAGTCAATGGCGTTCACTCCTTTCGTTAGTTCTCGTTTGCCGGATGACGGTACAGAATTTTTATAGAGTCTGCACGACCAATTCCCACGGTCATTTTTGTTACACATTCGCTTTCTGGATCATATTTTTTTAAACTTCGTGAATACACCTCAATGGACTGGTCTGAAACTTTTTTAACTATACCGATTGTTTTATTCGGTAAGTAGTAGTATCCGGGAGGTAACCTTAGTATTTGGAAATCGCACTCACTAAACTCGATTATGTCACCTTTTCCGATCTTGCTACGGTCAAATACTTCTCTAGTTTCCATCTTCGTTATGCTCATTTTCTCTTACCTCCTTACGATCAATTCGTTTTCGTATAGTGCGCTCGTGCTTCGAACGCATCCTCTTGTCAGCGCCTTTAACTCTCGGTTCGGAATACATGCCGTCATATGTCCAATCATATCCGCTGTATTTCTTAAACACCGTTGTCTTTAGGCGTCTGTGAAACGTCACTCTCGCTCCTCCTTTCGTTAGAGCAATTCCGCAAGCATATACGTTATTAATTCGACTCTTCTGCGTTGCCTATAAGAACCAATGTAATAGTCGCTGGAATGAAGTTCCTCCGTCAGAGCTTCGATCTTATCGATTAACCCATCCGTATGACCCTGTCGTTCGGCCAACTTCGTAGCCTCAACATATTCCGGCGTGCCAAACGTTAAATGTCCGATATTCATTCGCCCACCCCCGTCCGGCTGTCGTCGATGATTTTTCCGTGTTTGACAGCAATAGATGTAAGCGCAGCTCTTCCGCCCCCTGTCGGTTCACCATCGGCAACTACAGTCACATAATCAATTGTTTTATAGAATCCGCGGTAAGCGACAACATCCCCCACACGAACCTCAGTCGGCTGCGGTGCGTTAAGATATTCGTCAGGTACTTCGAGTCCAAGTGCACGATGAAGAGCGATGGCTTCTCCGATATGGACGTTGAAGCAGTCGTCTGGTGCGGCCTTGGCGATTCCTCTGCGGACTATGTTCGTACATCCTCTCAGCTTTCTCAAAACCACGACGGTTCTTTTTTCGGTGTTTACGATGAATTCGTGATCATGTCCGATGTCTCTTTTGAGTAAACCCGATACATCCGCCTTCGCTCGCTCAACGATTTCATCCCGGCGTTCTTGTGCGGTCTTTTCAACCGGTGCCTGCGCCATTAATTCACGCCTCGCATCTTCGTATCCTTTTGCGTATGCAGCTAGCCGCAATTCCTCGATCGCATCTCGCGCTGTTTCTACCGCAATGTCATATCGTTGTTCAACGTTTTCCACTTCGTCATCCTCCTCGTTATTAACGATAACTTCGTACTGCTCGTTGTTTAAATATATCGGCCATTCTCCCAGCTTTCGCACTGCGACGCCGTGTTCATCGCCACCGCCTATAACCGGAACCACATCGTGATACATGTAATTTGGTTCGTTAAAATCGTCGAGAATTAATACTTTCTCGCCAACTTTGGCCGGACGCTTTTCTGTGACGATGAGTTCGGCGTCTTCTTTTCGAATATACAACGCCCTGTCTGGACTATCGACTTTATATGCATTCTCCCATGTCCCCAGTGAAGGAAAGACGCTCCCGATCTGGTTTGCATACCAGGCACCTTTACTATACGCCCTCTTAATCCGCACATACTTTTTAATTTCGCCCATTTTACCGCCTCCATTTAGCTACTTCCGTTGTTTTGTTTAACTTGAAATTCACTGTAAAACGATTTGCCGCATCCACAAATAGGGCATACTGCAATCTCTTTTTCAAATCCATTGATTTGTTTAACTTGTTTATAACCTGGTTTCTCGAACAAATGCCCCTCGTGACACAAGTAAATCTTTTCAGTTTCTAACTGACCTTCACTGACCAATGCACAAAAATCCTTGATATGTACTTTATATCTCATTTAATTCACCCTTTAATATGAAAAACTCATGATCTAATTCTTTGAATCTTTTATTTACTATGTAGGCTTTACCGTCTTTCATTTTAAATAGATCAAAATATTTGCCTGGATTACTTCTAATAATCTTAAAAGCTATTGTTGCACTAACCCATTTCTTATTTTCAATTTGCTGAAGAACTTTACTCATTTCAAGCAATAGATCAAGCTGCTCTTTATCCTGTTCAGTCTCGAGTCGTAGTATGTCACGTTCCTTTTCGAGTATTTTCCCTTGAAGTATTTCACTTTCCTTTTCTAATTCAACTTTTTTTGCTGCCAGATCAATCTTATGCGCGTCACTCGCTTCTGAACTCAATCCCTCACCTCCTCAAAGCACTTTTAATTTGTGTTTTATTTTTTCTAAATGAATCATCCCCTTTGCCAGGTATCCACAGAAAAAGGGTGAGTAATGACCTCATCCTGATTATATACTTTTAATTTATGTTTGTCTATTGTTTTCTACATTCTTTATAAGGCTACCTCAAGTTTGATTTGTGTATGTGGCTTATATCCTTCTAGAGTGAAGTGTTCAGGTTTATAGTCATAAAAATTTTTTATTGAATCATCAATTACTAACTTTGGTGCTGCCAAGGATTCGCGGTAAATAATTTCTTTAGCTTGTTCGATATGTCGGTCATAGATATGTAAGTTGTTAATATAGTGATGAAATTTCCCTGGCTTATAACCACAAACTTGTGCAATCATATGCTGTAATAACGCATATTGAGTTACATTGATATTACCAGCTACAAGATAATCTGAAGAGCGTTGAACAAGGGTCATGTTTAAAAATTCTCCGTCATAATCCCACATTGTCAAGAAAGCGCATGGATATAACGTCATTCCATGAAGATCTTGATGATTATACAAATTTGTAATGATTCGTCTGCTGTATGGGTTGTTTTTCAGATCCCAAATCAACCTGTCAATCTGATTAAAGTATCCTTCTTTGTATTTGTGCTCATATTGTATCTGTCTCCCATAGGCTAAACCTAAATTACCACCTTCATTAGCCCAGCTACGCCAATACTTAACCCCATATTTTTCTTCAAGCAACTGAACATCATTTGATTGATCTTGGTATATCCAGAGAATTTCTTTTAACCCTGATTTAAAAGCCGTTGGCCTTAGAGTAGCAATAGGGAATTCTTTCTGTAAATCATATTCATTCAACACTCCAAAGCATTTTAATGTATAAGCTGGCGTATCATCAGACCACTTAGGTCGAATCTTTTGCCCTTTATCCGATTTGCCTTCGGACAGTATTTTATATAAATTTGATTTTAAAACTGTATCCGCAAAACTCATATTGTTACCTCCTTTGTTCCTTGGTAAAATAGTCATAAAACAACATGGAAAGAGTTGAGACTGTTGGCTATTTATAGATATAAAAAAGACTTTGTCAAGGAAGTAATTGATTGTAAAACTGAAAAGTTAACTTCTTTAATTGAAGCTCGTTACTGTTTATCTTTAGATTTAAATAATGATTTAGATTCCTCGTATGTAGTTGTAATGTTAAATCCAAGTAAGGCAAACAAAGAAATTTCTGATTTAACCATTGATAAATTGGCCAGGTTTACACATTCAATGAATGAAGCAGGAATGCTACACATTGTGAACTTGTTTCCGTTCTATGAACCAAAATCAGAAAACCTTGCATCCATAATTGAAAACCTTAGAATTGCTGATGAAGAATTATATAACCAAGCTATGGACTTAAATGGTCAAATAATTGAATCCTTTGTTAAAGATGCGAAGAAAGTAATACTTGCCTGGGGAGATTGCCCAGACAGTTTTAGCAAACTGCTTTACGACCAAGAGCGTAAAAAAATAGGAGAATTGTTAAAACAACTAAATTATAAGGAAACATACGCAATAAAAACACAATTTGAGCGACTTCTCACTGTAAAAAATTCACCTAGACATCCTTCTCGTCCTAGTTTAATAAGTTTAGAGCCTTATTCACTTCAATCTTAGAAACAAAACTCCAGGAAAATTGCTTTTCTGGAGTTTATTCTTTTAACTCTTTTTCAATTTCCTTCATCTGATCTTTTGCACTTCTTTTTAAGAAGTTAGGGAGTAGTTTAATCCGATCTCCAATCATTTTGCTGCCTACATTACGTATTTCTTCGGTTAATTCAAGGCAAGCATTCAAGGCTAAATCACCGATCTCATCAAATTCCCCCTGGATTTTATGGAGCACGTCAAGGTACAATTCGTCTGACTCCTCAAAAACAACCAGTGTTTGTTCTAGCTTCTCGATCTTTTCAAGGTGCTGCTTTATTTCATCGACATTTTTCATTGTTCCTCACCCTCTAAGCGCGTCTTTGATTTCCTCTTTGGCCACTTTTTTCTCAAGCGCCCTCCTATGTCTTTTAATTATTTTCTTTTCGATTTTCTTCGCCCTACTTTCTGTGGCCTCAGCTAACGTCCAACAATTCACGGCATTTATTGATCTTACTTTGGAACCTCGTGCTTGCACATTTGCCTCCTAATAATCACGATAAAAGTCTTCTTTTATTTAAACTTTGAACCTGTATAAATCCCCTTTTCGATCAAGGTGATAATTGCCTTTCGGATAGGTTAAATACCCCAGAGTTCAGTTTTTCAACCAGATTAAACATAAACATTCCATATTTTGTTCTGCCTTTCTTCCATATCTTTTTTCTCAACCGTTTTTTCATTAAAGTCTCCCTTGAATTAAATGAGATATAACTGAATATATTATTAAAGTGGCCTTGGCTGCACTCCACATCAGCTTGCTTTACATCATGAAGACAGCCAAGGTTCTTTATTTACTTAGTGCCAGTTGAACCGTGCCCTCCGCGGTTTTTGTTGCCTAAATGATCGACCTCGACCAATTCAACTGCAGGCATCTTCTTCATAATTCTGAATTGGCAAATTCGATCTCCCTTTTTAATTTCAGTATCTCGCAACGCATAAGCCGGGAAAAACCAGAAATCATCGTCCCCTTTGTATGATTCATCAATCACGCCCATTGAATTGGTCTGAATGATACCGAAATTTTTATATGTACTTGAACGAGGAACAACATGAGCTTCATACCCTTCAGGCAATTCCATTGCAACTCCCAGAGGAATCAATTTAAACTCATCCTTTAAAATAGATACATCCTCCGCAGCTCTCAGATCAATCCAATCTCCCTGTTCGATTTTTGAGATGCGCGTTTGTGTTTCGTCTGCATATTTGATTTTGATTTGTAGTGTCATTTTTTCAAACTCCTTTTAGTTAAGTGTCTTTTATATTCTTCGGAAACTTGGAACACAGGATATAATTCATGTAGAGGTATTTGATCATGCCTCTTTAATTTAAATAAATTATTGAATCTATCCAAATCAAGAATCTCAATGCCTTCCTCTGTCCTCCATTCAAACTTCAATGTTAGTTTGCAATCAAGCGTTAATTCCATAAGTCTTTCAAATACAATATCCAAATCTAAGTTAGTGTGCGAGCTTACAGTAGTTGGATAGAAAAAATCAAGATCGGTTAATTCTTCAATAAAAAAATCAACTTTCCACTTAGATATTGTTTATTCCCCCTAATCCTTAATTGGCTCTGCCTGATTTTCAAACTTTGCTTTCAACTCCTCATACTGTTTACGTTCTCTTTCTTCTTGTTCCTTACGAAATCTTTCCCTTTCAGCTTCCTGTTTCTTTTTCAGTTCTTTTTCATATTCTCCCCACTCAGATTCGTCAATGATTCCTTTTTTATGCAATTCTCCTCTAAGAGGATATAATATTTCCTTGGCTTCATGTGCATAAAATACTCTTGTCTCTATATCTCCATCGTCCCAGCCAACTTCTTGGCAAACCATAAATACACCTTTATCTTTTGTAATGATAGTTATTTGCTCACAAAACTGATTTGCCCAGACATAAGCAATTTCTTTTCCGATTAATTCTTCTTGTTTTTCAATGAAATACATTCAATCTCTCCTTTTAATTCACATTAAAATTACCATTTTATTCAATGTTCTCCAAGCTTTCTTCCACACTCAAAACAATATTTAACTTCAATTTCTATATAGTCAAATCCATCCTTATAATAATCCCAATGTCCATTTTCAACTTTGTATAACCAGCTTTTTGCTGATTCATTATAATAAAGCTCATCGCATGTTTTGCAATTATCCATCAATAGTTCTCCATTTTAAAAATTAATTCATCTAATTCATCTGGCTTAAAACCGATGCTACGTTTTGCTTCGTTTCCCCTTTCATCAAGCAGAATAGTGACGGGCACCCCCATCACTCCATACTCTGCTGCTATTTCTGGTCGTTGATTTACATCAATCGCCTCAAATTCAATCTCTTTTTCTTTTAGATAATTAGAGACTAATTGACAAGGGTGGCATGATGGCTGTTCCAATTTGATTAATTTCATTATTGTGATGCCTCCTTTTGCTTTAAGCGCTTTTGTTTTTCCAATTCGATTCCTTAATCAGTTTAAAAGTCCATCCGTTATAGTTCGAGCGTTCCCCTCGTAAACATTTCTTTATTATTGGGCGATGCAGTCCGTATTTTTCAGAGAAAGGACGAAGTCCTTCTGCTCGTATAATTTCACCATCAGGGGATTTAGCTATAAAGTGGACGCGAGTATTCGGTAAATCTCGATAAGCATTATTGACTTCCCTAGTGACAAAGCAACAAGTTTCCAGGGAATAAATCTTTTGGCTTTTCGGTGTTCTTTGCTGTTTTATGTCTTTGTCGAGAAAGAGCTTTCGGTTATTGAAAAGATCCTCATCATATCCTTCTATCTTTGAAACATCTTCGAGAAAATTCTTAAAACAATGCCATCTCTGACAAACTCTAATCCCTGAACCGCCATAGTTAGAATACTGTGAGCAACTACGATCGTAACAACGTTCTAGCATCCCCTTCCAAACGGAGTATACATTTTTCTCATCTGACATCTTTACGTCACCAAGATATCCAACTCCAAACACAGATCGTTCATATCGGTCTTTTATTTTTCCACGAATTATTTCAACTTTTTCTACATCTCGTTCGTATCCGGTTTTTATGAATCGTATTCTAAACAATTTTGTTCCGTTTTTCTTTTGCCCATTTATCCGCAGAACCTTATATTTCTGACCATGGTTATTTGAGAACCATTTCCGACTAGTTCTTTTTCAATCCCCAAAGTAAAAATCCTCATCTTTTAAGGCTTCAGCAGTAGCCTTCCTGTAAGAATTCCCCTTTTGACTAAAGAAGTCCATAGATTTAGTTTTTGTACTCAATCCGTTCATCACCACTGGGTTAACATCTTCCTCCTCAAAGTAATGATCGAATCCTAAATTGTTTAAAGCTTTATTTGCGTTATAGCGAATAAATTTTTTCACATCATGAGTAAGTCCAACTTGATCATAAACATCTTCGGTGTACTCCAGCTCATTTTCATAAAGATCGAGCAGCAATCTAATAACCCATTCATGCAATTCTTTTTTCTTGCTTTCAGATTGTCTATTATAAATTTCTTGAGCTAACATTCCCGTGTATACGCCATGGATCGCCTCGTCGCGGATAATCAAATTTATGATTTCCCCGCTATTCATTAGCTTACCTTGTCCATAAAAATACAATGGATAATAAAATCCTGAATAAAACAGGAAGCTTTCAAGTAATACAGATGCAACCATTCCTTTATACAATGAAAACGGGTTATTACTTTTAATTTGCTTGTATGCAGAAACAATAATATTTGCTTTCTTCTGCAGGTACTTATTGTTTTTAACCCATTCAAAGACTTCATTAATTGTTTCCATCGGAGCTAAAGTGAGAAAGATATTGCTGTATGATTTGGCGTGAACCGCGTTTTCCATCATCGCCATGAAATTCAGCACCGCTTTGCGCTGATGCCCTTCCACATGCTCAGCAATTGTTGGCATACCAGTATTCCCTTGTTCTGTGTCTAGTAAGGTTAATCCGGCCAACACTTTCATATATGTATCTTGTTCATCTTTCCCTAAGTATTTCCATGTAAGCAAATCTCCGTTGAGTGCGATCTCTTCAGGAAGCCAAAATTGCTTAACGTTCTGTTCATAAAACATCTGTGTGAATCCGTCTTCGTGCTGCGACCAGTTGGCCGCTGTATATGGTGTATTGTTTTCTGTCATATGCTTGCCTCACTTTTTCAGATCAATTGAATTTTATTCATCAAATTATTTCTATTGGCTGATTAGCAACTTCTGTCTTAAGTTCCTCTTTTAGTAACTCTTCAAAAATAGACTCTAAAACTTGTACAACAATACTATTCCCAGCTAGTTTATATAATGTTGCATTGCGCTTATTTGGTTTTGTAGGATACTCTTTTAAGACCTCTTCAAAGTCAGAATCTTCAAACCCCATTAGCCTCCAACACTCACGTTCAGTTAAATAGCGATATTTTAATTCGCCTATTCGAATAATTCCCGCATTCGGACATCTATCTTGTCGGGTGCTAATTGTCCAGCAACTGTCCTCAATTACATCTAAATAACGATATTTCTTATCTGCATTTGGATTGAACTCTTCTATACGATTTAACATACTTGGAATATTAATCATATACTGAGGAGCTGTAACATTAACTTCTAAGAACTCTTTGATGTGTCGTGCTGTTTTTCGATTTAGCTTACTAAAGTTAAAAGCTTTGTTGCCTAATATAGAAATTGTAAATACTCGCTCTCTTCGCTGAGGGACACCAAAATCCATAGCATTAAGAACTTCAAATGAATTCGTATATCCAAGATCGTTCATTTTCGAAAGATATTTGTTAAAGTTGTGAATCATATCCTTATCAAGTACGCCTTTAACATTTTCCCAAATAACATACTTTGGTTTCCAATTCCCCATATTTTCTATAATCCTTAACGTTTCCCACATAAGCGAAGATCTTGTTTTATCTTCATCATTTCCTCCCAATCTTTGACCAGCTCTACTAAAATCTTGACAAGGCGATCCATGCACTAAAACATCTGGTCGCAAATCGTACCCCACTACGCTTTGTGACTTATAGCGATGGTCATATAGTGCGTTATATGCCCTTACTGCCTTTTCGTCAATTTCTACATAATCAATTGCTTTATGATCCACACCGAGGTTAACTAATGCTTTCCTCGGTGCCCCAATTCCCCCAAATAACTCAAGAATCTTAATCAATATAATTATTCGTCCTCCTTCTTGTAACCGTCTAGCAATGCCGTTAATATTCTAGGCGTGATTGTAGCGTGATTCATAGTATCGTAGCACCATCGCTCATATCGCCGTAATTCCGCGATTTCTTCGTCCGTCAACGACTGCATCATCTATTCACCCTCCTCGTAATAGCCCACTTCCTCGTCTGATCTAGCACTGAAAGACCATTCACGAGGAAAATCTTCGTTGAATAACCAGTGATCGATTTCATGCGTCACACACGTTCCATGAATTAATTCGTCCTCGTTGTAAATCACGTATCCCTCAATTTTTACCTTCCGCACATCTGCACCTCTTTATTTTTTAATTGATGGCTTATAGACCTTGGTCTTTTTCTCTTTCTCTTTCTTCCACTCCATAAACGCATGTCTGTTTTTAATGTAAGATACAAAATAAATAGACGCTTTTGTCCGTTTGTATAATATGTTGTTTAACAGTAGCCAAATTGGACATAAGAGAATGATTACGGTAGCTAAACAACCTAAAAATACAATTAAAAACACTGAAAAATGCGTAGCAATTTCTAAAACTTTGCTTGTAAAATTAATCATCAAAACACCTCCTTTTTGTTTTTGGAATCCCTATCCGGATAGCTAACCTGTAAAAGAAGAGTCCATTATCGCTGATCCACACTGGAACTTTTCTTGTTTTTCCTTTTGTGTACCACTCCGTGTCACTATAAACTGTAAGGATGCGAAATCTAAACACATCTATGTATAGGCACCTTACCTTGCTCCCTTGCGCACAATGTATCTGATAACTCACATTTAAACCACACATGATAGGCAGCCTTCCTGCCCCGTGTCTTTTGTCCGCGCATAGTACAACGTCTTGATCCCTTTGTGATGAGCGTACAAGTCAATTCGGTTCAGATCGCGTGTCGTCATTGTATCTTTCAGGAACAATGTAAAGCTTATGCCTTGGTCAACGTGCTGCTGAATCGTCGAGATCATGTCGACAACTCTGAACATGTCCATATCATACGCTTCTTTATAGTAGAACCAGTTGCTTGGCGCAAGTCCAGGCATCGGATAGTACGTCTTGGAGTTGCCGTAGGTTCTTTCTTCAATCCGCTCCATGATCGGCATGACACCAGCTGTTGAAGATTGAACATATGAGATGCTTCCTGTAGGAGCTATTGCTTGTCTATAAGAATGATATAAGCCATACTTCATCACAGCTTGTTTAAGCTGCTTCCAATCTTCAATTGTTGGAATATGCTGTTGCCCAAACAGTTTTTTTACCTTTTCAAACTTTGGACTAAAGCTTTGTTCTTCGTATTTCTTGAAATATTCACCTGATTTGTATGTAGAGCCTTCAAACTGGTAATATGTTTCCCCGGCTTCTTTGGCGATTTCCATTGAACGCTCAAGGGAATAATAGTTCATCATCATAAAAAAAGTGTTGGCAAAATCCCTTGCTTCCTCACTTTCGTAAGCAATACCATTTTGAGCTAAAAACCCATGTAGATTCATTGCGCCGAGTCCAACAGATCTCATAAGCTTATTTGCCTTAGCAACTGCTGGAGCATTTGTAATATTGGTTTGATTCGATACATGAGTCAATGCATCAATAGACAATTTAACTGAATTCTTAATTGACCCATTCTTCATTACGTTAAAGATATTAATCGAGCCTAGATTACATGAAATGTCCAAGCCAATTTCGTCCTCTTCGCCATAGTCTGTATACGTTGATACTTTGGAGGATTGTAGAACCTCGCTACAAAGGTTGGAAAATTTAACCATCGAAATATGACTGTTAGCGTGGAATCGGTTTACATTGTCGGTAAACATCAGGTAAGGATAACCGGATTCTGATCGTAAGATTGCGAGCTTTTCTAATAGTTTACGAGCATTCGCTTTTTTCTTTCTGACATTTGGGTTTTCGACCAATTCATCATACATTTTTGCAATATCCATTTCGTCTAAATGTTGCCCGTATTCCTTATAAACTGAATAAGGATAGAACATGTAGAAGTCTTTATCTTCCCTAGCAAGTTCAATAAATTTATCTGGGATAACTACACCAATTGATAATGTTTTTGCCCTGACATCCTCATCTGCTGAGATTTTTTTGGTATCAAGGAAGTCATTAATGTCTGGATGAAAAACATTAAGATAAGCAGCTCCTGATCCTTGTCTTTGCAGACTATTCGGACGTGTTCGCTACACACGCCCCGCCTTTCGGCAGCTTCATGTTACCATGAAGATTAGACTATATCTTCATCCCATTGGGATGCCTCCTGTTTCGGCTACCAATCGCTTGTAGCCTACGCCTTCCGGCTAGTCGTTGCACGTTCAAGACGTTTTATCAAGGTGTTTCCACCTTTGCCTCTGACAAATTTTATCGACAATTGATTTACTCGCATATGGGTGAGCTTTTCTTACCTCAGAAATAGTCATACCGTTTTGAAAATCTTTTAAAATTGATAGTGCCTGTTTTTCAGTAATTGTAGCATTTGGGCTCTTTTCACCAACACGAATCAAGCCATGTTTTAAGGCGTGTTGAGCATTTCCTTTTGCTGTCACCCATTCAAGATTATTAATACTTGGATTTGACTTATCTCCGTCAATATGATTAACTTGCGGTAAATTATTCGGGTTAGGTATGAAATGAAGTGCTACTAAACGGTGAACACGTCTGTCAACAGCTTTACCGTTTTTATTAAGAGTCACTTTAACATAACCCTCACAATCAATTTTCGTTTTAACTAAAGTCATGCGTTTTAGATTGACTACTCGGCTGTGATTTGTGACCCCGTAGTTGGGAAGCTCTTGTATTGGGACTAATATTTCTCCCTCTCTTTTCTTGAAAGGTATTTGTGTCTTTCGTAATCCCATTTTAATTACTCGATGATTTATTGCTTCCCGCGATACACCTAAAACCTCACCAATTTCTCTTGCACTCATTATGTAATAATTTTTGCGAATAAATTCCTCATCGATATCTAATTTGTTGTGTGGCCGTCTTGCTTCGCTCATGATCGTCCCCCTTTATTTTGGTCTGAATTTGACCCAAACCCGTATCTTGGGGAGTTCCCATGAATTAAAGAGGTTTTCGATCGCCATTGCTGACGAAAGGGGCCAAATTAACCCATCTGGTCTGCATACCGAAAAGCGTTATCGAGCAGTTTCATTACGCCTACAACGCCTTTTGTAGCATTTTCAACCTCTTTAATTGGCTCACCTTTTGCTCGAATCTTGCTTAAATTAAGCGCGACTCCACCACCAAGCTTAGATAACTGCATTGAAATATCGACTGCTCTAGAAATGTCATTCAATGAATCATTAACTTCGAGTAAGAAGCAGCTAACCATTTCACCTCTTCTTTTTCGTCCTGCATTAAGAAAAGTAGGTGTTGATGGTTGATATTCCTGTTTCATCATAAGTGAAGTGAATTCTTTTGCTTTTTCAGCATCTCCATTGGCGAAAAACAAAGCAACAATACTCACTCGATCTTCATATCGTTCAAGAATTTTCGTTTTATCATTTGTCTTCAAGGCATAGTCATTGTAAAACTTGAATGCACTCATGAATGAAGGGAATCTGAATTTGAAGCTATACGCCAATTTGAACACTTCTTTAATCTGTTCAAAGGTATACTTGCTTAAAAACTCTTCTTCGTAATAATCATTCTCTAAAAGATAGTCCAGTTTTTCTTTGAGATCGTGAAAGAAGACAGTGTTTTGATTAACATAGTCAACAAAATAACTGTGTACAGCTTCCCTGTCCTTCTCGAATTGAAACTTCCCGTCTTTTTGAATCATAATTTCGTTATTCAGTTGAACCCACTTTGGCACCTGATTGATTACTGTCAATAAACTTAACCTCCTGTATTAACTTGTCCAAGTCTGAATCTGACCCACTTAATTCAAACTTAAGAAGTACTGGTACTTGATAATGTTGTGAGAGTTTATCTGCAGCCGCAGCATAATAGCTTCCCCAATTTCGATTCCCACTTGAACAAACCCCGTACAAAAAATCTTTATTATTATGTATAAACTTCTGAGTTTTTTCAGGAATTTGCCCGAATTTAATTGTGTATGTAATATGTATGAATGGCTCATCAACCTTTAAATCCTCAGTGATTTCCATAGTTTTAATTTGCATTTTTTGCTCAAACTTTCTTACAAATCTTCTAACATTACCTGTCATGCTTTCATATGTAACAAGCATTATTCGTTTATACTTCCTGAAACAAATTTCTCTGTGATTTCTTCTGCTTGATTTTCCGCAGAAAACCCGGTGCTTGCCTCTTCTAAATTAATTGCAGCCATTTCTTGATATCCTTTTGCCATTGACTCGTATAATGAAGCATCCTTAAATTGTTTGACTTCGACATATTTGTTCCTGTAGCTTTTAGGTACTACGTATTGCTCTCCTTTTGGATTGGTGGCCACAAGCTCTCCCACTGCTACAGGGACAGAATAGCCTTCCGGTGTATGTATTGTCATATTACTTTTAGCTTCTTCAATGCTCACAAGTTGATCTTTTTTCACATACAGTTTTTTAGCAGCACCCATAATCCTTCCTCCTTATATTACTTTTAATTAGTATATAAAATTATGATTTTATTCAGCTTTGTGATACTCTATTTGCTTCTAATGTTGCTACAAAGCTATCATCAAACATTCTTTTTGTGTTCACATGAACATCAAATGACTCAACTACTGCTTGAAAGCCTCTTCCTTCTCCTTGTACCTTCTTAGCAAATCCTTCTGCAGCTGCTGTATCAGTAAATGTAATGTCTTCTCCTGTAACAAAATTATTGTATACTTCTTCTCTACTTGGCTCTCCATTACGTTTTACTACAACTACCCATTTATCGTTTACCATCCTAATCATCCTTTTAATTTATTTATATTAGAATCCAATCACCATTTTTGATATACTGATCTACATTCGTCTTTGTGTAAATAAACGCTTCATCATACATGTTATTAGTTACATCGTACAAATCCGAGCCACCTCTTCTTTTTGCTTCGAAAACAGTTCTACTGAAATCAGCATCAGAATTTAAGAGTATCTTTTCTGACAGTTTAAATTTGAAATGGTTCCCCATAAATCATCCTCCTTTATTTCCCTATATTAAGTACAGTTCTCAACTCATCAGCCAGTACTGAAACTTCGCGGCTATAATCATCAAATTTAAAGTCTACATATTCTCCGTTTGGTTTTACGATGAGTTTTCCTTTTGGATTTGTATTGTCTGTATCTTTGTGTATTGCTAGTCTAGCTTCAAGTTCCATCATCACACCTCCCTATAAATCCGTAATTCCACATAAAAACACGATAACTGTACTTCACCTCCCTTTACTGAAAATTAATAAATGCTTAGCTCCTATCCGCAGGTTCCTAGCTGAAGCAAATTGTGAACTTCCATCAACTCGAGCACAGTATATTGTGTTTTTTCAAGTGATAGTATACTATATATTGTGATAGAACACATATTCTACCTTGAAAGGCAGGTGTATACATATGCCTAGAAAACCAAGCTCCAGAAGAGTCTCATCGCCAAAAATGGTTAAAGTCGCTTCAAAAGTCTTGAAAAATAAAGGCTCTAGCAAAACTTCAAAGAGTTTAGCAGGTTCAGTTCTCTCTCAAGCAAAATCAAAAAGAAAATGAACGGGAGATGAAAATTTATGAGTAATGGTTTCAAAGAATTCGATCGAAAACTTAAAAAAATGCAACAAAAGGCTAGTGAACTCGAAAAGGGACAAGAACTTCAATTAAATGAGCTTTTTACCGATTCTTTTATGAAAAAGAATACGAAATTTTCGTCTCTTGATGAAATGCTTGATAAATCCCCTTTCACCATTGAAACCCAGCAAGATTTTGAATCAATCCCCGATGATTTGTGGGATGACTTTGTTAGAGAAAACAGTAAATTTTTTAACTGGGAAGAAATGCAACAAGAAGCAGCAAACATATATGTTGCTAAACAATTAGGCTTCTAGGGAGATGGCTTCGGCCATTCTTCCTTCGCTTAACGGCTTCTCAAACCAACTTACCAACTTTGTGAATCTATCATTTTTTGCTCTCTCGCTACCTCTGACCAACTACACAAACGGCTACCTTCGACGGCATAGTAACCACTTTTATTTCACCCACTGTTTCTCCAAATGAACTCTTTTTAAAAATAATCGTAGCAGAATCTTTTATATTCACATTCGACATTTATTCAGCTCCTTTCACCTTCCCATCCTTACGCTACCACCAGCGTCCACACTACCGCCTACAGTCCCACATCTTACACTTCCCCCAGCATCTACATTCCCTTTAATATTGCCGCAATTTACACTTCCTCCTGAATCAACGTCACCTAAAACATCACCCTTTACTTCAACAGAAGCATCAGAATAAACTTTTGCGGGAGTGCCTTCGATTTTAACCTTAACCACTCCAGATACAGAGCTCTCTACAGCCTTCCCATCAATAAGAACTTCGTTATTGGTTATCGTTATATTGTTTCCTTCATATGTAACGCCATTGACAGTGACTTTACCGTTACTGCTTAGGACAGTGCTCGTTTTGCTTTTACCAAGAAAATTCAAGATTTTCACCTCCTTTTAATTAAATAGCCGTTTAAACCAAGATTTATTAGCCTTATCTGCATCTGCATTTTCAAATCTTTTTTCATGCTCAACATCCATAAGAGCTTCTTCATACTGTTTAACTGCCAAATCTTTGCTTAAAATTGTTTCTTCGTCTTCAATAATCTTAATAATGTAATCTGTTTCATACGTCCATTCATTATTAAGGTTTCGATACCTGTCTTTGATAACAATGTAATCATTTATACCTTTAATATAAACTTTTTCACCAACACTGATTGATTCTCCATCTATCTCCCCTTCAAAAAAGACTTTCTTTTTACTTATAGAACGATCTACAAATGAATAAACACCATAATTTAAAAGTCTACAATGCTTCGTTTCAACAAATGGCTTATAAATCTCAAGCATTTTAATTTGGTCATGATCAAAATGCCAAGGATCAATACCAAACCTATAACGTTTATGTAAAATTTGTCCTTCAAACTTTGCTTTATGTCTTGTCAAACCATCACTCCTTAAAATCAAACATCCGCTTCTGCTGCGATTTTCTTAATAGCTTTAATGAGTAAATCAAGTGCTTTCTTTTCGCCCATTTCATCTCTGTTTACTTCAATATTGTGCACAGCAATTTTTAATTTATCTTTCATACTCCCTCTTCCCCTCTCAATAAAATTTGAATTTCATTCAAAACTTTGTTTACATTTGTCGTTATATGCGCTTGCCTGGGAAATTTTAAAGGGGAATAACTCCCCTATTTCCCTTATTTCTTTTCATTCAGTGGAAGTTGAATCATTGAGTTCGTTCCTGTTGCTTTAGGTGTCTTACCGTCCCATTTTTCAATCCACTTGTATTTAATCATTTCATCCGACATCGACTCTTTAATAATCTTGTTGTACTCGGCAATACCTTGAGCTTCAATCTTTTTCTTTTTGGCTTCCGCTTCCGCAATCTTGATTTCTGTTTGTGACCGCTCAAGCTCTTGAGATGATTTCACACGGGCATCAATTGCTTCTTGTGTAGCTTTATCTGGTTTTGGAACACCGAGTGTTAGATCATCAATGATGAAACCGTATTTCTTCATATCCGCTGCAAATTCTTTCTGAACTTCTGCTGCAGCCTCGGATGATTTTTGTCCGTATGTATCAATAACGGAGTATTTGGAAATCGACTTTCTTGCAGCGTCCCACAGCCTTGTTTTTAAATATGTATTTTCGATTTGTTCAACATCTACAGCTCCAAATTTATTGAAAACATCCACAACTTTGTCAGGCTGCACCACATAGTTATAAGCAATGTCCATGGAAATATTTTTCCCATCAGATGTTGCTACTTTGATGTCTTCATTGTTTACAGTCTGCATTCGAACCGGATACTCTGTTACCTTGTCAAATAGACCTACCAAGTGCCACCCCTGATCTAAAGTTGTATCTTTTACTCCTCCATTTGGTGAATAAACAACACCCACATATCCATTAGGAATTTTTTCAATAAACAACGAGGCTGTAAAACCACCAATCAAAAGCCCAGCTCCCACAATAATTCCACCGATTAATTTCTTATTCATTTTTATCATCCTCCAAGACGTTTTTAAGTTTACTAGCTTTATTACCAATCTTGCTAAACGTCGGGCTTAACATAAGCCATACTCCAAACCCTATAATGGATAGCAATATGATCGAACCAATGACTACCTTAACTTCAATCACCCCCTACTATTACTTTTAATTTGTTTTTTAGACTTAAATGATTTAAAGTTTTCTTAATAGTCATCCCCCTGCACTCTTTTTTAACTCTTTTGAAAAGAGCCTCACCACATTTCTTACAGCAGTTGATTTCAATTTTGTCCTCTGCTGTTTTTACTTTCTCTTCAGAAATCCTTATGCACAATGGGTGAGTTGTATAGCCACTGCAGATATCGCATATGTAGTTCATAAACACCTCTCAACTATGAAAATATTATATACTTTTAATTTGTGTTTGTCTATAAAAAATTAGGTTATGTCGTTTTTAATTTCTTCGATTTTCATAAGTGCAAAAATCAAATCACTGTCAGCACGATTCCACACTTTTCTTTCCTCATATGTAAAAGTATTTTCTAAATATGTATGAAGATCATCAAGTCTTTTCTCGATCAAATCTAAGTTATCTAATATGAAATTATAAGCGTAGTTGATAGTACCCTCCCCCAATCAGTACGTATGGATGATCCAACTGTTCACAAGCTTATGATCTTGTGTTCGTTCTTGAATCTCACAATTAAATGCCCTTCTTCTGTTTATGTATGCGATAGCTTTCTGTTTAGTTGGGAACTTAAGGTTAACCCTTGTTCCATTCCACAATACTCTAAAATAGTTCTCTCCCAAATTCACTTACCTTTCTCTTTTATAGTCTGTTTAAAATTGATATTTTATTCAGTTTCACAAACACTTCACACATTACTAAATTTTTACATGCTATACTAGACTTGTAACACAATCAAAACCTAGGGGGTAAATCTTATGAAAAAGTTTTACAAAGGATTGATTGTTTCAGCATTATCTATTTCTTCATTGGCTCTTCCAGCGTTAACAAATCAAGCATCTGCCCATGAACCAGCACAAATTAAACAAGTTGTAAAACCTGCCGATGCCATTGCAACAGTGGATTTTCATATGCTAAGGAATTCTAATGTTTTGTTGTTAAATGGCTATACAAGATGGGAAATAGTTTCTGGCAGCAATCTTATCAGCATAAGTCCTGGTGGTGTTGTGTCTTCCCATTCTTCACTCGGTACAGCATTGGTTTATGCTTATGATATCAATGATAACTATGTGATTTATAAGATTACTGTAGAACCTCGATAAATTCTTGGTAGAAGGAGTGATTATTCACTCCTTTTTATGCGCCTAATTACAAAGTTAATAACGTCATCCTGAGACAAATAAGCCGTGTCAATCTCGATGATCTTCATACTTCCATTTTTAAACCAATCAATATATTCTTTTAATTTGTTTATGTATTTATAATAAGCATCTTGTTGCTTTAATGACTCCTCTACACTTTCTTCCACTTGTCCAAACTGAATCTTATCTCTGTTTAGTCTTTCTTTTAAAACTTCCTTATTAGATACCGTAAAAAAGAAAATATAAATATCATCATCCAGTGTGGGCAGCAGTTGGCAAAGGCTCTTAAATTTTTGATGAAAATCATATTCCTTATATAGGGATGAAAACACCATCTCCGTTGGGAAGAAACGATCCAATATTGTTGTATAATCGCTCACTCTCGCCTTCCATTTGTATAAGAGGTCGAATATTCCTTCGTAATAATTTGATATCTTAGCAAGTCCCTCATCACCATCTTCGTGAAAGCCTGTTGGGTTAATCAATGTACTGTGCTTTAACCGCTGCCTTAGCTTATACGCGACTGAAGACTTTCCAGTCCCCCTAGCTCCCTCTAAAATTATCAGCATTCATCCACCTTCCTTCTGACTTTGTGCCATCCCAACACTTCATAAGATCCATCTTCATATTGAACTTCTACTTGATGATATCGTTCATCCACTGTTTTTACAGTTGCTGTTTCACCAGAGAGATTAACAATAACCTTCTCGTCGACTTTATACACCCCAATCAACTCCTTTTAATTACTGCAATAAGATAAGATCTTTATCTTCAAAATCATATTCTTCATAACCGATACCATCAAACTCAATACCCACTATTTTATTCTCATAATCTATGTAAGAAACAATGCCTGTCCCCATTTCATCTACAAAAGCCTTTTGATTCAATCTCAATATGTATCACTCACTTTATGTATTAAATTCAATTCTGATTCTTTGTATCTCCCAATCTCACCGTTGTAATGAAGCACATCATAATCATATTGCCAGCTGTTTACTTTATCAATAATAACGCCCTTAAGTCCTACAAATGAAGGCATCCCATACTTTGCGTTACTATTAATCTCTACTTCATCGTTCAGATTGTAAGTCCAATACTTTGGCAATCAATCAGCTCCCTTTTGTAATGATACTCACATCAACATTTCTTCGACCAAAGTCTCTTGCGATTGATTCTGATTGAACAAGAAGATCGATTCGATTCCCTTTAATATCACCTCCTGTATCTATAGCATAAGCCTCAAACGAATCGTTATTATAAGATACCTTCACTAAAGAGTGCAGAGGAATTACAGATGGATCAACTGCAATCACTCTTTTCCCTTTATAGTAAATTGTATTTGACACGTCATAGCCTGTTTTAGTTGTCCCTATACAGCCAGTATCGCAAAATGGAACATAAGCCGTGGCCTCCATTTTAATGGCTTGATTTTGTTCGTGAGGCCTCTTTTGAGTCTTTTGCTTGGGTTTGAAAGAAACTTTACTCTTTGTATTTTCTTTTAATTTGCTTTTCGGTTTATTTTTTTTAACTTCTTCTACTTTAATATGTAAATACTTATCTTGTGCCTTTTCAATAATCTCTTGGCGAGTCTCTAAATGAGGCAGCACCTGCCTTTCAAACTTCACTTCACGAATGAAGTCTGGCTTTTTATAAAATGGCTCTTTTATTGAAACCTTCTTTTGCTGCTGGATATGTTCCTCTATCATCTTGTAGCCTAATGTTGATCCCACCCCCAATAGAAAGATTACAGAATAGATCTGCAACTCTTTGTATCTATTATATACTTTTAATTTGTTTGAGTATATCAGTTTTTTGAAAATTTCCATCACATCCGTATTATAATTGCTTTCTTTCTGAGGTTAAGATTAAATTTCCTTCCGCGTCTACACCTTCGATTTTACACACCGTATGCTGATAGACACTATTCTTATATGTCTTAGGGATAAAATTGTTTCCTCTTCTAAAGCCAGTAAACATTAACAGTGTGCCTCTTGTATACCAGGACTTTTCAACAACTTCTTTCTTTCCGTTTATGTTTCGTGAAATTTGTTTATTGTAATGACTGAAGCTCCCAGCCCACTGTTTGACTGTAACCACTCCTGTTGGTGTTAACAATGTAATTGTGTGTTTGTTTTTATCTCGATCAAGAGCTGTACCTATAATTCTATGAGTTTCATATTCATAAAGCTCTTTTCCTCTCCACTTGTATGGTCGACCTTTTACTGGTTCATCGGGCAGTTTATGAAAATCAACGATGCTGTACTTTGAAAAGTTCACATTGCTTAACTCATGATCGTGATAATAATAACTAAGTGAGTCCATCTCCCATTTTCCATATGAACCGTTCGCGTACTTTTCCCATTCTTGTCTAAATAGACAATCATTTAGCTTTTTTAAAGGCTCTTGGGTTCCAATCCAATTTTTCAATTTCAGCATTTTTCTGTCGTATTCCTTTTTAAATGCCTTTTCAGATATCACAAGATGACCGTTATGTACATCAACTATGCTACTTTCATCAAAGTATTCATTATAGAAAGTAGATGCTATATCATCAAGCAGCAATAATTTGTCTTTTGGTGAATCGACCTTTTTAAAAACTCTCTTGCTAATATAATCTTTGAAACGAAAGAACCGTATTTCTAATGCAAAGTCCCCTGGAACTAAATCATTTTCAATAAGCATCTTCAAATTGGACATGGTTAGCTTACTTTTAGGTTCGGAGATTAAAGAAATAAACGATTTCATTAAATCTTTTCTCTCTCCAAATGAATCAAAGCAGCCTCCCTTTATTAATTGAATGACCTGTCCTTTCTTTATGATACCGCTATAGTACATCCTTTCTAGAAAATCCTCAAAATCAGTATAAGGTCTATTGCTGATAATTTGATGAACAACCTCGTCGCCGATACCGTTCATCCCCTTCATGCCAAAAATAATTGAGTTATTTTCAATATCGGCTTTAAAGCCAAATCCGGCCTTGTTGATATCAGGTAAATCAACTTTAATTCCCCGGCGTCGTATATTCCCTATTGCTGAAGCAACTTTACCGTAATCTGTTTTTTGTGTCTTCTTCTTTTTGTCTGGGTCAGCAGATTCTTCTTCATTTTCGACTCCTCCGCTGTTCACAGTTAGACAGGCTGTATTCCAGTATAAAGGGTTATATCGATAGTTTAAGTTCAATTCCTGTAGAGCAATGATTGAATATGCCAAAGTATGAAGTAAACTAAAAGAATCTTTTACACCCTCGGTTTCCCGATATTTAAGTAGGGGAATAGACTATATCTTCATCTACGCTTTTTTTGTAGTCTTGCTCATAAACCCATTTATAACCCGCAAACGAATTTCTATTTCCTTTACACACCTGAGAAATTGCACCATTGTCTGTTTTATTCAATACTTTATAAGCATCAGTAATACTACTAAAATAGTTTACAAAGTCTCCTTCTATTGTTAATTGTATTACCCCTCTGGAGTAAAACTTTACGCTCTTCGAGATATTGCTGACTTTTCGTTTGTCATTTGTATATCTCCATTGATAACCACAAGCCTGACTTCCTTCTTTGTTAATCAGTCCATTACAAATTGTTCTTACATCAATGTTAAGTGCTCGTACTGCTTCGCTTTCTGACTTATATTCAGCAATTTTTTGTCCTGTTAGTGTATATTGAACTATCGGCTTTGGAATATTAGATAGGCTAGTATCAAAACAATGACGCATATTCTCTTTCCCTGTTACCCATTCTAAGTTATTTTTGTCATTATTTTGTTTGTCACCATCTTTATGATTAACTTGTAAATTCTTATTTTCTTCGAGGAAGTACGTTGCAACTAATCTATGTGCATACATATAATATTTCTTACTTTGATGAACAATACAGTATTGAACATATCCACTTTTATTGTTTACTCTCGGCCTTAAAACCCCCTTTGTTTTCCATGATTTTTTTGTTATGTTTCTGCATCTGCCAGTGTTTGATATTTCATAAACTGTTTCTGTCCCATTTATATAAATTCTTTTCCATTCTTCCATCTTTATCACCTCCTTAAGCGTAGATGTGTGGCGCTTCGTAAGTAGGGATTTCACCTACTAACTACTCCCAAATGGGATAGTCGTTACACCTTCCTAGTAACCTAGGCTTGGCACGGTATTGTCATAGGATTCCTCCCTTAGAGTTCCACCGTTAGCATCCTTAGAAGAGGACACACCCTGCTTTTACAGGTTCACCACATACGGGCTATCATTTAACCCAAACTGTCTTTTAAATTGAACATTCCATACATAATTCAAAAGGTTATCTGACGCTCCAATTTCCTTCCCCTTTTTGAAGAATAATTTCTGAACCTCTTTTAATACGTCCTCTTTTTTCTTAGCTATGGATTTTCTTAAATAATTCGACTCCTTAATATCGAACCCGGCTATTTCTCTATCCATTACCATTTGCATGACAACTTCTTGAGTATCAGCAACCCCATAGATATCTTTTAAATGTTTCTCCATTACCTTTATTTCAGCATCAGTTAGCCCGTATTTACGCATTTCTTCATACCAAAGAGACAAATTGTTTTTATATTTCACATATGTCTCTACAGGCTGTTCTTCACCATCTGACATGAGTCTCATTAGAGAGTTTGTAACTGCAGCCTCAAGTAAATTTTTAGGTTTAACTTTTACTACAGATTGATGACCAACCTCCGTAGAAAACTGGAACAAGTCCATTATTTCTCCATTCCCGGCCATTTCCCATAACCTTGCATCTTCATACTCAAGCACATCAGGATGAATGTATTTGCTATACGTATCCTTTAAAGAGCCCTGCCATTGAATTTCTTCGTTTTCGATCAATTGATCAAGAGTTACACGGATCTTATCTAATGCTTCAATCGTAAGAAGGTCGAATTTTACAGATCCCATTGCTTCACTGTCACCCATATTGAATTGGGTAATATAAGCCCCTTTAGGGGTCTTCATCATTGCATTAGACTTTGTATACTTATCATTAAAAATAATTACTCCAGCAGCATGTGATGAGCGTTTATTGGTTAGCCCTTCGATTTTTAGAGCAGTTTCTTTGAGATTGGGATAGCGCTCAACTTCCCTAATGAATTCTTTAATTGGCTTTCTACCTGTTTCCGCGTCTCCATAAAAACAGTGTTTGAGAGGCCAGTTTGATCCCCTTTCAAATGGAATCATTTCACTTAGAAATTGTGATATGTCATTATCAATTCCCAATCCCCTACACGCAGTTTGAAGTGCCGATTTAGATCCTTCAGTCCCAAATGTAGCTATCTGCAGAACACGTTTTTCTCCAAATCTTTCGCGAAGTGCTTTGAGTATCTTTTCTCTTTTTGATCCTTCAGTGTCTATGTCAATATCCGGAAGATCCGGCCTCGATTTGTGGATGTGCCTCCAATGCGGCAAGTCGTATTGCATTGGATTAATTTGTGTATTATCAAGCAAGTAATTGATTAAGAATCCTGCTGCACTTCCTCTTGCGGCTCCAACTAAACTGTCTCCACCACATTCATCATCCCAAATAATATTAATGATTTCCCTTACAGTTACGTAGTAAGATGCCATTGATTGATTTAGCTTTTGACTGATCTCCCATAACTCACCCAATTCAACATTAATTCTGGATAGAATTTCATGAAACTCATCTCTTGCTAGATCGTTTTTTAGCAATTTATTTTCAAACCCGTCTTCAATAAGCTTTAATAAATATCTGTCTTGATCATCCTTTGACTCCGACATTTTTCTTATGTATTCATACTTATCGTAGGCTGGTTTAAACAAATGCCTCAATTTAAATTCTGGCAGTTCCATTTTAGGAATAATGGGTTCATGCTCAATCGTATAATCTTCGATCATTTCGCCGATTAAAAGAGTATTTTGAATTGCTTCTTCAACAATCTCTTTATCGATATAGCTCATTCTTTCATGGATCTCATCTACATTCTGCACAAAACAAGCTTCATAAAATGAGTCGACTTCTCTTTCCCCGTCTTTGGCATTCAAGAATGCTTGGTGTATTGCTCTGTCTTCGGGTCTTAAATAGTGAGCATCAGTGGTTACTATTCTTTTTAAGCCATAGCCATCCGCTATCTGAACCAACTTTTTATTACAATAAATCTGCTCCTCACTCAAAGCAGGTTGCAACTCAATAAAAAATTTATCTTTCCCAAATACATCAATACACCAAGTAATGAACTTATGTATTTTTAATTTGTATTCTTTAATTAGTTCAGGATCACCACCATCGTTCTTTTCAACTTCCATGATCTTCTGTAAGTAAATATTCACTTCTGATCCTAGACATGCCGTGGTTGCAATAATGTGGCCAGGATCTTTCTTGAGAAGATCTTCAACATCTTTTTTCACTGTAGGTACTCTTTCCATAGTTCCAGTGTAGAAAGAATTTTCCCATGCTTTAGATGATAAAACCCTTAGCTGTTCATGTCCTTTTTCATCAACAGCCAACATTAAAAAGTGAGGAAATTTTGTTTTACCAGGCTGGTAGCTGTCTCTTACTTCTTCTAAAGAATCAACCAGATATGCTTCATTGCCAAGAATAAGTTTAAAATCTTGAGGCATTTCCCCCTCTTTTTTCATACTTCTGACAGTTTGAATTGCTTCCAGATGTGCTGACAGAACTTCGTGATCCGTTATAGCTAGTCCTTTATAATTCATTTCTAAAGCTGTTTCAAGCAACCCTTTTACTGAATTGGTGGAATCCAGCAGCCTGATGTTACTTTTACACGTATGACAATGACATCCAATCACAGCATTCCCTCCCATTTAAAAAACAAGTACTTTTTTCTTTGCTTTCACCACCTCCATCTCTTCGATTTCGATCTGAGGTGTTTCTTTGCCCTTGTATTCATTTACTTTAGCTTTTCCGATTACAGTAAGAACCAATCGATCTCCTCTATTAACGAGAGATTCATAGAATTCCTCATCACTTTTAAATTTCATATACTCAATTCCGCCAACCTTGAACTTTACAGTGTTCTTTGTTTTTTTCCCAATATGACTGATATCTTCTTTATTTATTTCAATATCAGTAATGGCGAGCAACGGTTCCTCAACTTTGTATCCCCAATAGTCTTGGTAACTATTGATTAGCTTAATAAACCGTTCAGTGAGGTTGTCCGCAGCAATCTCAAAATCAACTTCATACTCATTTTGATTAATCACAATATCTTTCAATTTGTGATTAAGAATTTCATTGACCTGAATTAAATTTTCTGGTGTTATGCTAAATCCAAATGCTTCAGCATGTCCCTCAACAAACTCGAATTTACCTGTTTCCTCTAAGAGTTGCTTGAAATTTTTAACTGCCCCTTTGTCGTATCCCCTTCCTGATCCCCCTAGAGTTCCATCTTCAAGTTCTCTAGCCAATAAAACTGGCCTTTTGTATTCACCTGCTAACTGATTCGCAACAAGCCCTGTTAAATTCTTGTTTAAGATACCTTCAACATAAACTATTAAAATCTTATTTTTTAACAGTCCTTTTTCTTCAATCCGCTCCTCAATTTCCGATACCGCACTGTCAACCAATTTCTTTTGGCGCTGTTTAATATTCCCCAGTACCCTCGCTGTATCCCAATGAATCGAAACCAGCTCCGTCTCATTTTTCCCGCGTTTTTTGTAATATATCTCTTCATTAGATTCAAGCAGCGATCTCATCATCTGATCTTTCTCTTCTTGTGAGCCTATTCGAATGGCTGAATTAATTAACGGGTTGATATAGAACTGTGTGTTCTGTATGTTCTTTTTCCCTTTGGTTGAGTACGCTTGTTTTACGAAGAGCTCTTTAATCAAAGGATTCCTTACCTTTTTGAGACCTTGATTCATATAGTATCGCGTCTCTGGTTCCCTTGAATCTGCCGAATCCGCAATGTTTCCAACAGACACAAGATCTATAAATCGTTTTGCTTCATTTTTCCCGAGTTTATCATCTAGAGCTTGGCAGAGCTTATATGCCATACCCGCGCCAGTCAAAGCTTTATTTTTATACTTCGGTGAGAGCTGATTATTTACCACAATTGCGTTTCTAGACTCCTCATCACATTCGTGGTGATCAATTACTATAACATCAATCCCTTTTTGTCTAAGGACGAAATGCTCTTCAAATTGATTAGAGCCCGCATCGGGAATTAAGACAAGATCAACGCCTTCAGGTATTGTTTCTAGAATTATCCCGTGCTGCTTCCCTTCATGCATTCTCCATTCAAGATTGGCTTCAGGGAACACTCTCTTTATGTAATTAATAATAATAGAGCTTGAAGTAACCCCATCAACATCACTGTCTACCTGAATAAAAATTCTAGCCTTTCTTCTGAGATGCTTTAATAAACATTCTGCTGCTTCATCAATATTAATTAGGTTAGAATAATGATTTACTGCGTCGTCAGATAAACTTAAAAAACCTTCAATGTCTTCAATTCCTCTGTTCTTAAGTATGGTTTTTAGAGGAGAAAAAACAAAATCATTATTGCCAATTAATTTATATTTCAAAAACTATTCACCTTCTCTTGTTCCAATTTCAATTTTATTACTCATCAACTCCTCAAGAACTTCCTTCCCTTTGTCAGCTGGGCTGTCTTTAAAGTCAAGTAATCCTTTTGTATCCCAGAGAACATATACGCGCATAAATGGTGTAAATTTTGCTGCTAATTTCAAAATTTTTTCTTCATAATTTTTTAGCTTTTCTTTGTACTTTTCGTTGCTCTCTCCTTCCTTAATCCCTCTAAATTTATCTAAGGCAATAAACACTTCATCTACATCTAACGAAAGAAGAATGTCTCTATGGAAATTTGAAATATTGTTTGAACAAACAGCGCAGGTAAAATTCAAATCTCCATAAAAATCTTGACATTTTAAAACTGATTTTTCCGATTCGAAAATCATTGCTTTTTTCAAGCGCTTAATTGCTTTTTGTGTTTTATGTAATCCATACAGGTTCATTACTGTTTGATGATTGTACATCGTATTCCCGATGGTTAACGGCATATACTTTCGTCCATTGTCTACGTCTTCTTGGATCATTGAGCGTCTTCTTATGCCAATTAGCCTTCCATAGATATCTCTATGAGGAATTACAATTCCTTCCTCTCGGTTCCGAAAATAGTACCCGATTTCGAAATCTATAATGGTTTCATGACTAATCCCTTCGTTAAGCCATGCCTCATGGGGATGTTTCATAAAAACATCCAGGACAGTTTCGCTGTATGCTGGTAGCCTCGTTTCAATTTTTTTGCGTTTTTTAAACTTGGAAATCCAATCCCAATCGTCAACAATATGTTCATTTTTAGCTGAAGGCGTAAAACCCAGTCCAAAAGTTTTGCCTGACACATTAACCACAAATTCAATCGCTTGTGTAAATGTGAAAGAAATCCCTTGCTGCTTTTTAGCCCTGATTACCAGCTCATAAATATCAAAAGTGTCTCCACATTCTGTATAACAGTGAAACTGCTGTTTTTCATGGTAGTAATAAAGCTTAAAACTCCCCTTTGTCTTATTGTGGCAGACTGTTCTGTAGATTGGATTTCCGCTGCTATCTATTTTATATGTCTCACTGCCAAGTTCTTGCAAAATCTTATGTATGTCTTTAATTGATAAACTTTCTTTTAATTTATCTTTGTCATATCTCAAAGGGCTTTACACCCCACTACCCTGCTTTTATAATTAATTTCTCGATTTGGATTAATTTATTGTCCACATCTGTGACAAAGCAATCTTTTATTCTCATAGTACCCATATCAATATGTGAAAAGACTTTGACTTTATCGTGTTCATTCCCTCTGTTTTTAAACACATGAGTAACGAAGTTAGGCTCCGGATAGAAGCCAGATTCTAAGATGGCGCCAATAGCATCTTTTTCTTTTTTACTTAATGGCAAAACAATCATTGCAGCATCAGTTTTATCGGCAATCGCTTTACTCCCTCTTAAATATGTAGCATCAATTTGAAGCCCTCTTAGCCATGCATCTTTCCAATCACCATTTAACTGTGTTGCGCTCATCATATAGATGTCATACTTGTTGCAAAGTCCCTTAAGCTTATCCGACATAAGCAATAGTATTTGATCTTCTCTTAAATTAATCCCGCTTTTCTTACTCATTTCAGCAAAAATCGTTACAGAGGAATGAATATAATCAAAATAAACGTATTCGACTTCATTTCTGATTACGTTTTTTTCAATTGTTCTCTCTATCTCTTTAATATTGAAATCTGGTAAATGCTCGAACCAAATACGCGACTCTTTTAACACCTCAGCAGCTTTTTTCACACGCGTTTTTTCATCTTCTGTTGTGGTGTTCCTGAGTATTTTTTTTTCTTCAACTCCACTGACATATGCCAAAGCTAAACTTTGCAGTTCTTCAGAAATCATTTCAGTAGAAATAACTACCGACTTTTCTTGAAAATCGTTTTTAACCCATTTATTTTGCTTTAGATCATATAATTCTATTGCGCTAAGCCTGCAAGCATCAGCTACCATATTACGGGTTTTTCCTCCACCAGTCATACTTGACCTTAAATAAAATTTCTTTTTCCTAGAACCACGAAAAATAGATGTTAACATCTCACTGTTCATAGGTACCCCAATGTCCGGTGAATCTTCAAGTCGTTTGAGGAGTTCGTCTACTCCCTCCCCACCTTGAATCCCAATGCTTTCAGGGTTTGTGCTAAACTTCTCTTTAATATCAACAATTTTCATTTCATAGAAGGAAAGAATGTCTTCAATAGATGTTTTGTCGAATTTCTCTTTCATGACTTCTTGTTCTTTGGGATCAATAATTGACTCATCGTATATTTCATCAATATTAAAGCCTAAGCCGACCATCTCTCTCAAAAGGCTAAATTTTTTCAACCTTGTGTAATAATAATCAAAGTTTTCGACTACAGCTAACTTTTGAATTTGCTCGACATACTCATGTCCATTGTTTTCATTAAAAATTTTGTATTGTATATCGTAATCTCTAAGATATCCATCAATTTCAATTTCGTTAATGACTTCTGTTCCTTGATGAAATAAGTTATACATCGCAAAGAAAAGAATTGAGTGAAAACGTTCAGGGAAATCACTTGCTGTAATTTGGTATTTGTTGCTGTCCGATAAAAGCGAAGGTTCCTTTAATATGCTGCCCAACACTTGGATAATTGCTTTTTTATCTTGTAGCAATTGAACTCCCCTTTCTACAAAGTGGATATATCAACAATCTTAATATTTTTTCTGTTTTGTTTTTTTATAATAACAATACTTTCTTTTTGTTTATGTTTTTTTGCTTCTTCAACTGATTCTTCAATCGCCTTTTTCTGAAGATAGTCCGCTTTTGCTTCTTCATAAATGAATGGGACTATTCCCAATCCATCTCCTTCACGGACAGGATTCCCCAGCGTTTCATGAAAATACCTCAAAGCTAATTTTATACCTTTTAATTTGTATTTGTATTCTTCTTGGAATTCTTTAATTTGCTTTAACATCATTCCTGTTGGTGCATCAATCTTATACAGTTCACATATGTATTTAATTAACTCTTTCCGGTGTTCTGCTTCCATCTTCCAGGTATTAAAACAATTCTGGTGATAATATCTTTTTTTATAAGGGATTGCATCATCTTTGTCTAGATAAGTTTCGCAGTATGGACATTTAACTCGACGTGCCATATACCCACCTCTTTAAAGTGATGAGGGAGATAAACTCCCTCGCGCCTTAATTTTCAAGAAGGTCTTTAAGATCGTCTAGAATAACTGACATTACATCTGTCTGTTTTTTCGTACATTCTGTTACCTTTGCCCCTTGACCGAGATGCTTTTCGGTTACCTCATTAACTTCCTCAAGTCTGCCTTCTTCGCTTAGCTTTGTACCAATTTCGATTATCTGCTCCATTAATTGATCATAGTCCAATTTCTCTGATGAGTTCTTTTGCTTTTGTTCTTCATATGTAACGGCTTGAATCCCCTCTGCTTCTTCTTGTCGTTTAATTGCTTCAATAACAGCCTTTTCAAGGTTCTCAGCAGTAAACTCCTCAATGTATGTATCAATATAATCAAAACGGCTTCGAGCAAAGAACTTATTTGTTTCAGCTAACCAAGCGCTAGATTTAATTACCTTATTATCTTCATCTACACCATTTGAGCTAAGGAATAAGACTATATCGCTATTGTCGATTACTGGTGCGAGCACTCGCTTATCCCCTTTTGGAAGGATTTTTCCATCCTTATCTTCAGTTGCGTGAGCAATAAAGACAACAGTGAATCCTACATTTAAGAGTTTGTTAATTTCCTCCCAGATTTCGGTTTCGTACTCTTTCCATAAACCGAATCCATCGTTCCCATCCTTAATTCGATCAACATCATATTGGTCACATACATATCTCGTAGCATATTTTGAGAAAGCGTCAACTTCATCAACAATTATGGTTTGATAAACTTCTTTAGCCTTTTCGGGATTTTTTGTGAGCTGCTTGTTTACTTTTTTGAAATCTCCCCAGCTATTAATCGGCATGAAAGGAACTCCAGCAATTGCATTCAATCCTTTTTCAAATGGAAGATAAAGCGGCTTTTTCATTCTGGTGCTTTGTTTTGTTTTTCCTAAGTTGTTAGATCCGTATATCGTAATAACTTTTCCTTCAAGTCCTTTTGCTACTACAGAAATCTGAGGTTTAAAAATGTCTATCGCCATTAACATTCTCCTTTTAATTATATTTATATTGCTTTCTTAATAGCCATTAATTATTAAAATGGCAAACTATCTTTAGAGATCGATTGAGACGAGCCTGTGACTGCTTTTCCTCCGAATCCAGTTTTCTTCTCATTTTTATTGCTTTTCTTACTGTCATTCTTCATTTCCTCTAGTTTAAGCTCTCTCTCAGTCAATGCTGCTTTAACTGCTGCTTCGTCAAAAGCTGCTTTATCGTCTTCGTCATATGGTTCAAAGCCACCTGTAATTAAGAATTCACGCTTTGTGTTATATGTAATGTTTTCTTTGTCTTTTCCAAATGCTGATTCTTGAACGGTCACTTTCACTTCTTTAAAATTAATGATATCCCCGAATACCTTAACGGTGTTCCCCTTTTCGTAATTCTTTTCTACGTAATCGGAACCCTCTTTTGTTACCGCAAATGTAAAGGGGATAATTTTTCCTCCATATAAAGGAATGTATCCTTCCAATAGAACTCTTCCCGTTTCTTCCCCTTTCACTTTTTCTTCTTTAACCCCTTTTACAAATAATTCAACTTCAAACTTTGCTCTCGGATTGTACTCTTCATCTGATTTTAGGCGGTTAACAAAGTTAGTGGACAATTGCGGGTATGACTTTAAATTGTCTTGGACATAAAATTCATTTAGTCCAATTTTCCCTTGTGTTATTCTAACTTTGTCAGCTTCTTCTTTACCATGAGTAGCTACAGACTTATAGTCATTAATTATTGTTTTATAACCCTTAGCAATCCCGTTTTCTGAGCCGTCTTCTTTTTTATACTTTGACATTCCAGTGACAGTATGTACTTCGTTTGGAGCTGTTTCGATATCTAGTTCAATATTTAGCCCTTCTCCACTTTTCCATTCGTTGTGACGAACTTCTAGAAGCAATCCCTCTAAAACTACTTTGTTTTCTGCTTCACGCAATACTGTTTGATTTTCTGACATTTAACAACACTCCTTTTAGTTCTTTTAATTAGTTTATAATTAATTTAATATACGCAAGACTATTCTAAATCTCATATGTATACTATCTGGCTGCACAATGCTTCCTGTAATACTTTATGTCTTTAATTCCTAAAGCTTTTGATAACTCTATGTATCTCTTCTTTGAAAATCTCGGTCTCTTATGATTTACGATTTTAATCACCTTGCCATTTCTGACAGTAATATGAAGATCATGATACATGTAAACCTTAGATAAGAGCCCGCTACGCAATACCCTCTCTGGAGCCTCAGCTTGTACTAAGTTAACATTCCGAGTGAGCTTTGCTCTTGCCTGATCTTCACTTATGTTTTTGTTCCCCTTGACGCACTCCCTGTAATAATTTAGAGCGTCTTCTGACACCTTCAGCATTTTCATATAATCACCTCTTTCTCATCAATATGTTTTTATTATATACTTTTAATTTGTTTTTGTCTATTGTTTTTCAAACATTTTTTAAATAAAAGGCTAGTTTTAATAGAATCCTGAATATCTTTAAATTTATTATCGAGGTATTTTCTAATAAGACTTTTGAATCTTTATAAATCTTGAAGCATAATTTATAATTATAAAAAAAGTAAGAAAGGGTATTTCATGGGTATTTTTAAAAAAATCATTATTGGCTTTTTGCTTTGCCATGTAATTTTGTTAACCTTGTTGTACTTCAACCTTTATATTATTGGAGCATTTGATGAATGGAATAATACTTTTATCTATGCAGCAATCATCTTTTCCTACATTCCAGCAATGGCATTAATCGAATATTTTGTACTTAGCTATATGATTCGGCGTTTAAATTTAAATTTTATTATTTTCGTCGTATTGGTTTCTTTTTTAACTGCATTAGTCAACAGCATTTTCGTTTATTTTCAATCTAATGAAATCTATATGGCTAGCATTACTGCTATAAGCACATTAATAATGAGTTCTTTTCTGTCTTTTATGGAAAAAAAAGAAGCGCACTGATATATATTCAGTGCGCTTTAATTTTTTATGGTTTAATATCAATGTTCATTTTAGCTGAAGGCATTGGCGGGAATAGATATTCGAACCCCTTGTTACTTGCCTTAAAAAGTGTAATCATCGCATCAGAATAAGGGATATATGCATACATTTCATGACTCGGTGCCTGGTCTCTTGTCCCACTTACTGTGATGCGGCCGCTCTTATATATAACTACTCCGGCCGTATAATCTATTGCAGGAGTTGTCCAGCCAAAGTCGTTAAAGCCAACTGTAGCAGCATGTTTAATCACAAAGTAATTCATGCTTTTATCTTTTTTCCCTTGGGTGAAAGTAATGTTTTTATCCGTTGGCTTCTGCTGCTTTTTAAAATTGCCATCCTTGTCGTATAACCTAGTATAGTTTACGTCTTTTCTGAAATAAGTACTTGAACCACTGCTGGTAAATCTAGCAACCGCCTCAGTTTGAGTTCGATGTGACCCTCCAGAAAAACTAAAGGATCTATTGTCTCCACCAAATTTATCTCCGCCAATCCAGCCACTAAAAATGGATGCAGCAGGTGCATACTTAGTCGGAATGAATGTGCGATATTTAATACCCATTTGGTTTGGGTGCGGCCCCACTGGTGGCTCCCAAGCTAAACTGTTCAGATTCTCTTTTTGTTCCGGTACTTTAATGGCCTTTATATATTCGTAAGGACGATAATAATAATCTTTGAACTGGTCAAAACTTAACTTTTGATTTCTTTTTTTGAATTCTTCATTTACCTTTTCGATTTCAGCCGGGCTTAACTTTTTCAATACAACAAATTTATAGACATAGGTTTTGCCAGCTTCAACTTCATCATCTACAAAAGTCGTTCCCGCATTATTATCTATTAATTCATCATTTTTATAAACTTCAATCTTCCCATCTAAATCATCTCGGATTTTTCCTCTTAACTTTAAAGTTAATACATTATCATTAATAGTACTATCTATGTGCTCCTCAGCTTTTAACGGGTCAGGCATATCTTCGTCTGAGACTTCTTGTGTTGATATACGTTGCTCAGGTAGGGTCGTTGTATCAACACTAACCATATCTTTTCTTTTCCCATTTTCATACGATACAATATCATATCCCTGTGGACTTCTGGGCTTTAAATTCTTATGTACATACTTAGATTCTGTACCTTTCCATAGCAGCTTCCCATCTGAATACACTTCATACTTATCGCCAGTATCATTCCAATCTAAAGTGATTGTGCTTTCATTTGATATAATCTCTGTTTCCAATTCTCCCCCTTTTGCAAAAGCTGTTTGAGCCGAGAAAACAAGTGCCATAGATGTCAATCCTACCAGTACCTTTTTATTCAAAAAATCCCCTCCCTTTACATTACTAGTATAAATTAACATACAACTTTACCAAAAACAAGTGTATTTCTTGTTTTTTGATTTCCAACCAAATATTACAGATTGTGAAAAAACAAGGAGGCCATATTTAAGACATCCTTTTACAATCCTTCTTAAATATTGCTTCAAAAGCCCTCTTCATACAATGCCTTCTCCAAGCACCTCAGTTCCTCAAGCTCACACTGAACTTTTCCTAATTCACATTTAACTTTTTCGAGGTTGCCATTTTCTAACTGTAGTAAATCTGTCAAACGTCTAATCTTAGCCTCAATATTTGCCTTTTGAGTGAGTAAGGCGCTTTGCTGCTGCAGTAATTGCCTCCTAACCAAATCAATTGTTTCTTTTGTGCATTGTCCTCCGCATAGTTGCTCAACTGACACATTAAACACTCCCTGTCATTTTAATTAGTATTTTATTCTCGAATTTTCTCTTTTTGTTTTAAAATAATGATCGGCAGCTTCAATAAAAGTTAATTTTCCCCCTCTCAATTGAAAAAGCTCGCATTTCTCCATATCTCGGAGCTCATCTTTCATCTTTTTGCAATATCTCACAAGTACTTTCCCTCTTGTTGCTGTCTTGTCTTTATGTAGCACATCTGCAGTCTTATATTCTGAATAGAATTCGCATTGCTCACAGGTATTTTTAAATAAACTAAACAAAAAGCCACCTACTTTCAAATAAAAGATTGTTTTTATTCAAAAGTTGTGTGATAATTTCACCTCCACCTCGCAATAACATTCACTTTCCTGCTCGCCGCAGTCCTCACAAATTTTTTCAACCTCGAATCCTAAAAATTCATATTGGGGCATAGCATATCTTTTCCGCACCAATGACATGTAACTCTGCCGTCGCTGTCCTGATCTAAATTTTCAAAGTGCTCTTCCTCTGCATGATCGCAATGCGGGCAAATTTGTCTTTGTGAATATCCGCTCATCTTCCGCCGCCTCCTTATTAATCCGGTTACTCCTTCTATCTGCAAACATCATCATTTGATACTCCTGCAACTGCTTTTCAACAGTTTCCGCAGGCACTAAAGGAAAAGCAGTCTTTTCCCACAAAATAAAATCGCACTGCTTATCATTTGCATCAGGGAAATACTTTCTCACTAAGTCAATCCACGTCATTCCGCCGCCTCCACTTCTCATTTGGCACCTTTGAAAACAGTTTCGTAATGTTCGTTTGTATAATGCCCTCTCAATTCCCGGTCGACTTCAAGTGTGACCTCGCCGACATTACCAAACTTCTTTTCTAAATTGTTTTTAATTATTTGTTTCACTTCTTCAGGTGATAAAGTCACTTGCATTTTCATTATTCCACCGCCTCTAGTAGCTCAGGATTTCGATACACGTCGCCGATGACTTCGACTTCATTAAATCGCATCCAAAGGTACCTATCCTTCCCTTTTTGATTGCCGATGTATTTCATTTTGTGGATACCGTTTTCCCATTCGATCACATAACGATCAACCACTTTTTTACCGGTCATAGGATTTATATAGGATTCCTCAGCGATGTCTTTTTCGTAAATCTCCCGGCCGTTTTTGTCTTTTAATCCGGTGTATTGCATAATATTTTCGAAAAATCCCGTTATATCCGCATTTCCGTAATATACCCTTCCATCAAAACCAATTGCATTTAAAGAGTCGTATTCCATTTTTTTAAGTGGAGCATTCCACGCTCGAAACTTAATCTCTCTCATTTCCCTTACCTCCCGTCATCTTCTATCCATTGTTGAAGTTGTTTTTCCCTGTATCCGACTGCTGCATCCTCTATCCCACCTTGTTTACTCACTTTTAATTTGTATAAAATTTCTGTTTTATCTAATTTTCAGTGCTTTTAATGCCGCTAAGCATGTTGCTTTCTCTGGTTTTTCTGCCCAAGCTTCATACTCGTTAAAAGCAGCACACCAATCTTCCAGACCGATAAAATCGTGTTCTCTTGATAAATAAAAATTTAGTCCATAACCTTTTTGTAGCTTCTCAACTACCTGCAATGCTAAACTCATTTCTCCCGCAAAGTTTTTAAGATTAACCACTTTCCCATCATTATCAAAAGCCAATTCATCGGCCACAATATCCCCTAAAAGCTCAAAGCATTCATCTGGAGTGATTTTCCTCTTCTTGTAACCGTTGAATAATCGGTCTTGAATCAATTCATTAATTTCAACATTACTTCTCATCTAATCCCTCTTCTCAATTTGTTTTTATCCATCACATCAACAACAAAAGCTTCAAATTCCTTATCCCAATATGGTTTTGTTCTTGCTATGTACTTTTTTAAAACTCCATCTTCCTCGATCATAAACATCTCGCCACGTTCTATTTCAGTGAATTTCTTCTTTGTCCAGATTCCCCTAATCAATACTTTCACATCTTTAAGCTGCACTGATGTTTGGTGCATTACATCCCTCCTTTTAAATCCATTAAGTACCATCAGCATTTTTCTTTAAATAACGTCTCCCCTTAGATAAGATGTTTAAATGGAGGTGGTTTTTTGTTTATTGCTCCAATGCTGCTTGATTCAGCCAAAGAGCCACTTGATGATGAAAACTATATTACTGAGCTTAAATTTGATGGAATACGAATCATCCTATCTAAGCAAGATGGTAAGATTAAGCTCTACACGCGCCATAATAATGAAGTCACAAATAAATTCCCTGAGCTGCATGATATTGATATTCCCGAAGGGACAGTCTTAGATGGGGAAATTATCGTTACCAATTCAGATGGGTTACCCGATTTTGAATCTGTTATGGAACGTTTTCAATCAAGCAAATCTTCTCATCAAATTGTTTATTGTGTGTTTGATGTCATAAGACTAAATGAAATTTCAATAGCTGCAGAGCCACTTGTTAAACGCAAGGAATTCCTAAGATCGCTAAACCTTAACCATCCGAATATCTTCACTGTTGAAGGAATCCAAGGTAAAGGCAAAGCTTATTTTGAAATGGCCAAAGAAAAGAATCTTGAAGGAATCGTACTTAAGAAAGCAAATTCCCCTTACGAGATCAACAAGAGATCAGAAAACTGGATCAAGGTTATAAATTATCAGTACACTGACGTGCTCATTACTGGATACACTAAGGAGGATATCAAGTTTCTTCTAAGTTATCCTGACGGTTTAGCTGCCGGATTCATGGAATTTATGCCATTCGATGAGCGCAAATACTTCCATGCTATCAAGCAAATAGAATATGAAACTGATGATTATGTATTCATTAAGCCTTTATTATGTAATGTGAAGCACCGTTTTAAGACTAAAAATGGCAAGCTTCCTATCCCCTCATTTAATTCCTGGAGAGATTAATGCTCTCCGTTACATAGCTTCTTCTAAAACAAAATCAAAAATTTTATTCTACACATATGATTTACCTTCGTATACATCGATAATTCTCCATTTTTTAAACATATCGCAATACCATGTAACTGCATGTTTTGCGTGTTCCAATGAACTGAAAGCTTCTGCATCTCCCGGACAGGCTACTTCGACATATGGGTGTTCTAATGACTCGCTCCCATTATGTTTCAAATAGAATTCCGTTTCGAAGTTTTGAATGATAAACACACAATTCCTCCTTCATAATAAAATAACTATTTAATGCAAAGTCCTAATCAAAGATATTTTTCTTCGGTTTCTCTCAATCTTCTGAAATGATGGTTTATTTTTACGTCTTTAATTTTGAAATGCTGATTCGGATTTATTACAATGACTTCCTCTTCAATGTGTAGCCCTAACCTACACATACCATAGCCTTGTTCATTAAACGGGCACAGATCTCGATAAAACAATACGTTTTCAATTGGAACTTCGACTGCAACTTGAACTTCTCTTTGATACCTTTTTTCATCTGTTGTAAAAGAAACTAAAGTATTCGTTTTTAATAAAGAAGGATTTTTATAATAACTTTCTAGTTCATTACTAGTTAACCCTCTATAGAGCAACAATGTTTGTGAATCATTTTCACTTTGGAGCTTTGCTTGAGTTTCCCGATAAATACGCATTATTTCTGCTTTCATTGTTTTCTCAATTAAAGAATAGGCCGGCTTTCTGATTATTTTCTCAATAACCTCAAGTCTATAGTTGAAAGATACCTCTGTTTTTATATTGAATACCTCATTAACCATCTTATTTAATAAAAATTTTGACTCCTGCTCATTGACTAAGTTGGTATTGACCCATGACGTTATTTTTTCAAAAAAATTTATAATCTCTTCATAGTCACTTCCAAAAATCAAATGATCAAGATATGGATTTTTAACATATAACCAGTTATTAGATAACACATCTTCACCCCTATTCAATTTCCATTAACATTCTTTATGTTACATGAACCTTCTGAAACTTAAAACAGTTTAGGGTGTTACTGGATATTGTCAACTTCTTATCTTTTTCATTCCATAATTATAATAAAATGACGATTTTATTGACTTTTCAGCTCCACACTTATGTTGAGGTTATTTGCAATTCGTTTGCCTACCTCATTAGATACTGTTTGAGACACTCTTTCTTTAAAGCCGTAGAGCAACCTTCCTCCATCTCCAAATCCCTCTTCTATAAGTGAATCAATTTTTGAACTTATAAATGACTGAAATTCCCCTGACTCTGCTGCTTTTTTAACTTCATTTGATACTGCAATGCGAATTATTTCTTGAATGTCATCTTTCGTTATACCTAATTCATTATGTATAAAGTTTTTTACTTCTTTGTATCCCCTTTTCTTATCTTTGAATTCTTGGTATTTATTTTCTTTAGACAATGGAACAAGGACACGATAGCATCCATGGGAAAATCCGCACGTGATGTCTCCGTCTGGATGTTCGTATTCGATTACATCGATCACGCCAACGCCCACATTAGTAACCTCCCCTACCCTTCCTCCCGATTTACCGTTGTTCATATGAATAACCTTCTCGCATACTTCCGCCTTGCGGTCGACCATTTCGTAGCGCTCCCCGTCAATGTGGACGACGTTGGTCGGTTCGAGTGTACGGTATTCGTTATTACCAACAAGATGACCGCATTCTGTTGCTACGCCACTACCATAACCCGTGTAGAGCTCGACCGTAAATACATCCTCATTTGAATAATGATCTCCATAACCAGGGTCTGCATCGACAATTACGATCTTCTCACCAAGTTTCGCCTTCCTATTGACCTCTACATACTCGCGTTTGATTCCGCCAAGTGATTCGTCAACCAAAACGTGGATTTTTTCGTTAGTTTTCGTCATTTATTCGCCCTCTCTATTCCTTATTCATAAATCCCAGAGTGTGCAAGTTCATATGCTATTCTTTCAATCAATTCAGTTTTGTCCATTTCCTCACCTTCCCGGCTCCCGCCGCTATTTATTTGTGATTGGACTTGTATAAATCCAATTCCGTACTGCTTTTTGATACTCATTGAAACCTTGTTCGCATTCTTTTGAACACAATGACAAAGGCTCATTAGAAGTAGATTTTTCCGGCTTGTATTCACCATGACAAAAAATACACTTTTCCATTTCCTCACCTTCCCGGCTTCGGCCGCTGACTTGTGTAAGTGTGAATTAATCAATATGCTGTTTTGATTAAGCTTTTATGGCATTTTTTATGAAAATAAAAGCATCTAAACCCTGACATTTCTATTTTCATTTTGTCTTTATCCCCTAAACGTTTACACATATCACATTTAATTTTAATGCTCTTTTCTTCTTGTCTGTTTCGCTGTTTTGGCGAGGCTGCATTACTTGTATTCAAAAATAAATCCCTCTTCTTCTTTTGGAACTTGTGAACATTCGTTTGTTTTCGGCTTAGAATTGACGTATATGAACTCTTTATCCTCGCTTAATATTTCATACTCCTTACCCTTTTTAAAAATTGGATTACTGTGTTCATCCTCAAAGAAAACATCTCTTTTAAAGACAACTAAATCCATTCTTTTCACCCTTTCCTTATTTCGCTTTATCATTTAACAGCTAACAGTGCCTTCACTTTCCGATTTACCCCCCCGGACTTTCATTTCATTACAAAAAAACTAAATATTGTAACGTTCCTTCATTTCTTCAATTTGGCAGTTAATTTTTAGTAACAAATCCTGTTCGCTTTTAAAGTCATCATCTGTTATACCTTTACGTTGCACATACTCCAATAAAGCGTGTTTTAATGTGTACAGCTGTTTGTATGAAAATTTAGTGTTAATGCCGCTCATTTCCTCATCCTTTCTCAGTCACTACCTCAATACTTTATATAAACCACTATTGCTTTTTTCCACGCTAGACTCTCTATTTTTTTCTTAGCTTGCTTCTCTACAAAAGCTGATTGATCATTAGTTAGTGGAAATTCCGTATATAAATCCTCCGCGACACTATCAGCAATCTCCTCAAACAATTCGTCTTTCTCTTCATTAAATAGCCATACTCGATCATTCAATGTAATATAAGAATCAATTAAAATTCTAGATGGATAACCAAGCGTGTAAGGGTGGTCAGATCCTTCATTTGGATACATAAAAATAAGTTCTCTTTCTGGATACATGCTCAATATATTTAATAATTCTGCTGTTTTATCCAGTTTCCTCATCTCCTTATAAACATTTTCAATATTGTCCTTTTAATTAATTTATTTTTTATCCAATAGCATATTTTGATTTGTGCGGTCTTTTATGTATGAATTCAGGAATATCAATATGCTTATTGACTTTTGTTTTAGTTCTTACAAGGACACGGTTTTCAAGAAACTGTACTTCTTCCACTTTCTGACCATGGGACTCAAAATAAAAATCAAAAATCTCTTTAAGGGTCTTATCATTAAGATTGTAATTCATCATTGCCCCTCCTTTTGGAATCTATATAGTCTTTCCAGCTGCAATTCTCAAACACTTTTATATCTGCTCCCAAATGCCATTTAAACCATACTAAGTTAAACCATGCTGTTTCGAATATGTATTTGATGTAACCGATACTTTCATCCCCTCTTTGGATAAAATAATCCTTATATCTAGAATTAATATGCGTATGAAATGTCTAGCTCAAAGTCATATTTAGGATGCAGCCTCCATATTTGATGTCCTAAATAACATCTCCTTGCATAATTTAAGCAGTTCGCTGTACCGCCCTTGCCCCCATCATAGACGGCCACTATTGCTTGACTGTGATCAACCATATACTCATTACGTTTCTGCATTTTAGCGACTGAAAATTCACCTGGATTATCGTCATCAGTTTTATACTTATCGACTTCCTCAACGTTCACGATTTCATCAGCCGACTCAAGCATTCTCTGATACCAATATTTCTGTTCATCTGACCAAACCTTATCTTGATTCTTGAATGGAATCGCGACAATATTTTCAATAACGGGATACTTCTTCTTCAGCATATGTACACACCAGAATGCAGCTGTGTCAGTTCCGAGTGCTCCTCCTGAAATGAATCGACTTTTATTTTCTCGTGTAATCAGGTCTTCAATGACTTCGAGCAGCTTGTCTTTCAATTTCAGCATTGTGGGGTTTTTCATATCATACCCTCCAAGCTTGTCCGGTCTGTGACCAGTAAAACATGCAGTTTTTTGCCTCAACGCCTCATTTTCTTCATATAGCCGCTCACGTTCTCTTTTTTCTTTTTTCCACTGCTTAATCCACTCAGGATCGCTTAGTTTTTTGAAATCAACCATTCAAGTCAATCCTTTCATTTACGTAACCTTTTTAACCGCTATATCTAACCTGTTGTTTAACGTACCCACAAGCTCAACCTCTTCAAGAAATTCCATTGTAGAACGAGTTCCGCATATCCCGCAAAAAGGTCTCTGCCTTTTATAAAATTTGTCAACCGTAGTAATATGCCCGCAACCCGATCTACAAACGTACTTGAAATGTTTCATCAAAATTCCCCTTCATTCCGTTCTCAATAAAACAGTCTTTTTATTTTAATTTTATTCATAAATCTCTAATCTTCCCCAGCAAGATTCCCATTTAAACTTTATTCCTAGAATATCATTAATGTCATCATGAAATTTATTCATCATTCTAGTCGCAAAGTGTCTCGCATCCCGCTCGCTTTTCTGTGCAAAATAGCCAGGTTGATCTCCATCTATATAATTCGAATCTTTAACGCAAGTCATAAACTCATCTTGGTAAGCGTGTCTAAGTTCATGATACAGTGTTTCGAGAATAAAGAGCTTTATAGTCTGTCTGTAGCAAGTTAAATCTTTTGGATAATTGAATGGATAAATGTGAATAACCCCAAACCCATTTAAACCAACCAGTTGTTTTCTAAAGATACTTCTGATGGTTTTTAAGCAAAAAGACGCTCCAAGTGGGTTCAAAAAATTAAGTAAGGCTTGAATTTTATTTTGAAACACAAATATTCTAATCCCTAAGTTATGATAATCCTTATGTAGCAGCTGTATACACTTCTCAATCTCTTTTGCACTTATTACAGATGATTTATTCTCTATCAAATTACTTTTTAGGTCTTGCCCCGTTATCAATCGAAAATGATCTTGATATAACCTTGCTATATCATCCTCTAAATACACCTTTACTAAGGCATTAGTTTTTTCAGCAATCACTGATCACCTCCTGTATTTCATTTAAAACTTCAATTTTATTTGATTTCACGCTCATGTATTGTAAAGAGGACAAATGGACAATCATTAAAGTATGAACCCCTTTCAGGTTCTTGTACTTTAGTCGTCTGATAAAGTTCTTTAAACCTCTTTACCTCCTCATCGTTACGCAATTTAAGTTCAAAGAGAGGCATCCCTACAACGCTCACTCTTGTGTTTCCAGACTCACCCCTCTTGTTCCAGTCGCTTGATTGTTTCCCACATCTCATCCAAGGAATTATGAAACACTTCTATAACCAATTTTTTGGTTTGTTTTTTAATAAACATCTCAATACTCCTTTTAATTATTTTGAAACTAATTCTTCATCCACGACTTTATGTTTTCTTTGAGCAGGACAACAACCACTACAACCCCCAACAAAGTCATGGCAGCGATAAAAGCCTTTTTGTTTCCCAGGAAAAACTCAGCCAATTCCGCATCCATCTGATCTAGTTCTTTTTGAGCTTCCCTTACCAGATCTCTTTCAAGAATTTGATCTACAAAAACCATCTTCAGTCCTGCCAGAAATCCAATGGCCAACCAAATGAATAAAGCGATTCCCAAGTAGAACACATAATCACCTGCCGCACATTATTGTTGAAAGCCTGACCACGGAAACTTATTTGAAAAATCATTTTCTAACAATTCATCACACACCTTGCAAAGAGTCGACTTTGTTATTGTCTGATAAAAAGAGTCTTTTCTACCGCAGCATTGGCAACTCAAATCAAATGCATTAGATTCTCTCTTTTGCTTCCTTTTCATGGCATTCCCAGTTAATATTATTTCTGATTGATATAAATCCCCGCTCTTCACACGTGCTTCCGTACTCCAAGGAAAAACTGATTTTTTCAGCACTCTATAAACTGACAAGTTCAACGGACTTTGTTTAATTTTCTGAAAATCCCTGTTGGCCGTAAGATCTACGTTTCTTTTCATTGCTTATTCCCAAAAAGCTTTTTTAACCAACCTGAACGTTTATGAAGCTTACGTTCTCGATTTATTCTGAACCCGTCAACGCTGTCATCTATATTATTTAATTGATTTTTTAATTGCTTTATGTCTTGAGGAGTGCAGATTGTTATTGAAATATCCTTGTTCTTAGATCTCTTGACTTCAGAAATCATTTTGTCCAAAGTTAAATCGCAATACTCGTCTTCCCAATCACCTATGTAATAAAACCGTTCAATTAAAGTACCACTAGATTCATCTTGAAATGTTCCAAAAAGAATTGGATCTTTATCCCGCCTTTCTTTCTCCACCTGTTTTTCGATCCTCCCTGTATAGTCAGTAAACACAACGTAAAATCGGTCGAATTTATCGCTTACTTTTTCATATTTATGAATCACGTCATCAGGGATCTCTCGTTCATAGTTCTCAAGCTCAATGATCTTTACAGTGTTTTTTGCAATATTATCTATGAATTCCTCGATATCATCTCTATAAATAAAAGTATCGATTCCCAGCTTCACAATTTCACGTTCTTTTTCAATTGTTTCAAGATGAAAAATCAGCTTTTTTGCTGCCTTAACTTGATTAGTTCTGTTATATTTGTTTAATAACACTAAACAATTATCGTAATATTGCTGAAGAACTTCATCTGTAACTTTGTTTTGTTTCGACTTAACCATTTCGAAATATTGACTTGGTTGCAAAACTTCCATAAATAATACTCCCTTTTTAATTTGTTTAAAATTCATCTTTTATTTACTTTTAATTTGCTTATTTAGTCTTTTTCATAACAACATAATGCTCAAAACGACTAACATACGTTCGTTTGTACTTTAGCCCACTATCGACACAGTTGGTAATAACTGCCTCTTTACATCTTTTTGAGATAGGTTGGATACATTCCCATCCAGCTGCCTCCTTTTCTCTTATTCTCTTTACTAAACTTACTTTACTGTAGTCTTTAATTTCAATTCTTGTTGGATATGCAGCAATCATGTCCCTCTTCCTTTTCTCTAATCAATTCATTTAATATGTATACAATCTCTTGTGCATTCTCAATAACAAAGTGCAAATCACCAATTACCCTTCTGTAATCACTCTGTTTCAAATTTTTTGAGGCTCTTGTGTGGGAATCAAGTATCTTACCCATTTTTTTAAAAATAATCTCTAATTAAATCACTCCTTTTAATTTGTATTTAAATTGTATAACGCAGGAAAAGTTTAGTCAATAGGGATTTTCAAAAAGTAATAAAATTTGATTACTTTTTTAACCCTATTGACTGAGGCTCCGGTGGCATCATCTCACTTTGAATAGAAACTCATTGATTTCATCCCTCAATTCCACAATATCCTCAATTTGCATAATTAATTTTAAATTGTTGTTACTTGTATCACTTAGAATCATAACGGCCGAAAACTGATTTGATGAAAGACTTTTGCTTTTTAATTTGATGTCTACGCTCTCTAGAGCAACATTTATTGAGATATCCATATTTTTTCCCTTTTATTTAGCCATAGCTAAGGCCAGTGGTTGGCCACATTCATCTTCTTCAGTGTTCTCAATTTCATATTCCAAGTTGCAGATCTCAAACTCCTCAGTTTCTCCGTCGACTTTCACAAAAACAACCTTATATGCCTCCATAAGTTTTTCAAGAATAAACTCCGCTTTATTTTTTGAATACTCAGTTGAACTTGCCGCGTTTTCGATGATTGTATCAATTTGCAAAGAACAATTGTTTAAATACTTTTGTTTTTTCATTCTCATTTCCCCTATATCATATAATGAATTTAAATAAGAACGTGTGTTCTGTTTTTGTTCGTGAGTTTATTATACCTCTTTTTTCTAAGCATATCCAGAGATATTTTTATGCTCTAGATATCCCTACTCAGAGGTGGTTCAATAATAGCTCACTCACAAAAAGGACTTTAGACTTATTTGTTTTGATTTACTACTTCCGTTAACATATGCCCATATTACTACATATTATTTATCATGAGAATAGCTACTTTTGTCTTATCATGTCGAACAAACACGTATAATCCGATTTTTCCGATAATTTTTGTGTTTGTTTTATTAAAAATAATAATTTTTATTTCAGTAAAAAAAAGCGCCCGATTCCGGACGCTGCTTTAACGCATTCTAATAGTACCCTCAATTCCAAGCTCTTTCGCATAATATTTTTTAATCTCATCTTCATTCATATATTCTTTAATTTTGTAAACCTTTTTATGAATGTCTTCATATCTTTCGCTTCTCTTTTGAATTATATTAATATAATCTTCTGTTTCCAGTTTCCCTTTTTCTTTATACACTTTAAAGCCTTCATATAAAACACCAGATCTGTTTATTCTCGTTGGATTAACATATGGATAATCAAAAAACTCTGGTGAGAAAATATATCTCATCGTGTTAATTATGACAAAAAATGAAGTTCTTTCTTGATCTTTATCTGAATTGGTTCTTCGGTTTCTGATAACAAAATTATTATCAGCTAATATTGTTTCTTTATTAAACGCTTCAGAATATCCATTCTTCTTTTGATACACTGGTTCATTTGCAGCTTCTAGACAAATTTTAAGACATTCATCACTCACTTTGATGTCTCTCTGCCCATGCTTATCATCAGTTACGGTTAAAATATTGTCATTCTGTAGAGCTTTTTCAATATCTGATTTTTCAAGATTTAATATTTCACTGCATTTGAAGCCTTGAACCCCTTCAAATAGCAGAATTAACATGGCTCTATCTCTGGGGTTCACTAAGGTATCTAAAATCTCTTTGAGCTCATTTAAAGTAATATAGAGCTTCTTCCCCTCATCTACGCAGTTCTTAACATCATCAATAGTTAAGTCTCTAGACAAATTTGTAGTGCCTCTAGTGATATTTTGATAAATTGCCCAATCAATGTACCTTGTGATGTGAGACCAGCAGCTCATTATAGAAGAAAGCGTTGATCTGTTTAACAGAGTTAAGAATTCAAGGATCTCTTTAGAATTAAAATCGTAAATATCTTTTTTCAAATATTCTTCAAGTTCCGCACCTTTCCGGAATATTGATAATAACTGGGGCTGCTCTTCCTTTTTGACTTGTTCTATAAACTTTTTCTTTACCGTATCATTATACAGTTCCATTATTTACACCTCTGTTGTCAACCGACTAAAAAATTCGAATGTGTCTTTAATTGCATTATTATTTAGTTTTGTATCCTCGCTTACTAATTTAAGCTCTCGCCACAGTTTATTATCTAGGGAAAAATCTAAGCTAGATAGCACATCCTCTACATCATCTGCAGATTTTGATTCTAACTTCATTTTAACCCCCAATGCTAAAACTCCTAAAATGACTGGTGAAGTTGTTATAGCGCTTTTACTTTCCCCAAAGGAGTGGTTTGTAAAATCATCTATATAAGAATTAAAAACAGTATTAAATACTTCCGTCAAGTACATGCCAAGCTTTCTTGCTTCGGCTAAACTTTCAACTGTATAATCAAATGTATTTAAAGCCCTTTTTAGCCCTTTGAGACATCTTTCAAAAGTAGTGATATAAGGCTCTCCCTTGCGTATACTGTCCTCGTTCACTTTAATTAATTCTCCAATGTCACTGTTGTCTTTAATAAAGTTAATGATAACAGAAAGATAATCATTCTCACTCATTTCCGCGATCTTCGATTTGGCCACTGGATTAATGGTATTTTGTTGTCCGAAGTGTTTTCTTGCTTTTTTCATTGTGTAGTTGTACAAATCAACCTTCAAATAGAAATCTTTGATATTTGGGTTCCTTCTAAAAGCTCTGCTTATACCAGCTAGTCTGTGCCAACCATCAATCACATCTAAACGAGTACCTTTGGTAACAGTTATTTTTCTTTCTTCCTCATCGAACAAAAGCTCGATTCCTTCTTCTGAGCTTCCTAATAGTGCGTTAAATGTCAATACTGACTTTATCAAATCATTCTTTTCTGTTAATTGTGCTATGGCTTCGACTGAAGACTCAACCAACTCAGGAACAGGTATTTCATCATCTACTTCTTTTAAATGAATTGTCCTGTCAGTTCGTTGAGCCTTTGGATTGTAGCGAAGCAATTGTGATTCATAAAGCTTAAATAATTCGCTTGCTTTCACCTTGAAGAAATAATTGTCTGAAGCAACCTTTGTAACATCTGTAAATGTGTAAGGGAACGATACTTCGTCCGTTTTGTAACCTTCCCAGTTAAGTTCTATATCTTTGATCCCGTTGGGTGGGAAGTAGTTTTCAGGAGAAATCCTTTCCTCTTTTGTGATCCTGTGTAAGTTTTTCGCGAGAAAATATTTCTCTCCGGTCGTTAATCTTGCATTTGGACTGCTAAGCTTATTAAAAAGTTCTTGCGCTTTCCCTGGAGGAAATTTATCCTTCATCATAGCTTGTCTATATGCTGCCATTAATTTATTATCATGTTGTATTTTTAATTTAGTCTTAATTAATTCTTCCATCAATTTTTTATCCGCTTCCATATCGAAAATCACAGGAGATTCCATGATATCACCTCACCTAATACTATGTTAAATGTAGCAGATCACCTCACTTTAATCAAGGTTATAGGGGTTAACGATTGAAAAACTGTAAAGCCTTTCTTAATGTTTGTTTATCACATTGTTCAAAAAAGTCTAAGAATTCTTCTTTAGTAACTTGCTGTAATATAGATATGTCTAATTCTTCATCCATTATTATCCCTGCTGTTTGGGAAATATCTGCTTCGCTGTTTAAGTATCTCAAGGTTGTATCAAAATTGCTATGGTTACCTTGTTTCATAGCTGCCCTATAATCATTTCCTGTGGCTTCGAATACTTCCGTTATCCCTACTCCTTTGAATGAGTGAGGGGATATACCGCTCTCTTCTGGTATGCCCAGTCTTTTTAATGAGCGTTTCAGGGAAGCTCTAAAGGCATCTTCAGTAAGCCCCTCGAATACTCTGTCAGTGTCTTTTGTGTTAACGCTTCTTAATTCAAACAACTGGTTATAAAATATTCTGTGAATTCCTGTAGTGCACAGTTTTGCCCCTTTATCAATGACAGTAACTCTAAACCAATCTGGGTTCTCATTAGATACTTCAATATCACACCACCTAACATCAAGAGCCGCGGATATTCTAAAAGAACTTCGCAAAAGGAAGTACCCAAATAATTTTTTCAGAAGTGGTTTCTGTTTTTCATAAATAAACATGTTGTCACAAATCATTTCTGCTTGGATCTGTGAAGTATTGGCTCTTGTCCTTCTTATTTCTTTGCTCCTTTTAACGTTATAAAAAGGATCAACTTCAACATAGTCAGGATAAAGCCTTTTCAGTTCACCGTGCAATGATTTAAGTGCCGCAATCTTTCGATTGATAGTTGTGTTAGCTGCACCTTTGTTATGCTCAAGGTAATGTTTAAACGCCAAAACATCTGACCTTTTAAAAGACAGATGTTCTTCTTTTAAAAATTCAATTTCAGTCTTACAGTAAAACCAAAAAAACTGCTTAATGTCGCTTAAATAGTTAACTGCTGTATTGGAGTGCAATCCATATTTCGATTTTTTCTTCTTGTTTTTGCTATACCCCTTAATGTTTCCTGCTGAGCTATCTGTGTCTTTTTCCTTTAGAAAAGCTAAAATATCATCAAACACCCTGTATTTTCTTATCGGTTGAACTACAGCTCCCAACGGTTCTTCCTCCCTTAGTTTATATTATAAATTATGTATTTATATTCTTTTAATTTGTTTAAGATTATCAGAAATAAATATGCTAAATTCGTTTTTTGCTTCTTCTCTTATATTAATTAGTATCTCTAGAGCAACCATATTCATTTCTTTCTTCTCAAACAGATCACTGCAAGTGATTTTAATTAATTCTATTGAATCATTAATCTGTTTAAAAAATTCATCTATTTGCAATTTAGCATAATAAAGATCAACAGAGCTTTTTGAATGAATGATTCGTTCTCTAATATGTAACTTACCTTTTTGAAATGTGTCAATCGCGTCATTTATATAATCATCTTCTATTTTTAATTTGTTTTCAAGAATTTTCATTATTTATTCTCCTAATTGTGCACTAAGTAGCGCCATATATCCTTTTGTAAGGTCTCTTCTAATTTTTTCTTTCTTTTCACGCATTACTTGTTTTTGCTTTTTTTCAATAGCGAAAATCCACTCTTCCCCATACTTCTTCATTTTACTTTCATAAGCCAACTTGAAATACTCAATAGCACTCTCGCTTTGTTTGCCGCACGGAATCAT